CTATCCCTTTCGCTTTGCGGCTTTCCGCGGATCGGCCGCCCCCTTCGTGGGATTTTTCGTGGGACTTGCTGCGTTGAGCGCTGCACGCACGTCTTCCGCCAGGGCATGAGCATACTTCTCCGTGGTGGTGATGCGCTCGTGGCCGAGCAAGTTCTGCACCACCTTCATGTTCGACTTTCTCAGTACCCGCGTGGCAGCGGTATGCCTCGTGTCGTGGAACCGAAGGTTTTCGACGCCAGCCTTTCTGATCGCGCGCCTGCTCGCCTCTCTCAGCCCCGCTTCGGTAATGGGGTAGCGCTTTCCCCGGACCAACTTCTTCCGGCTGTCCGTGCGGCGCGCCACGTAGGTGAAGACAGCCGTTTCGTGCCGTCCTCGCTCTTCCCACAAGAGTTGGAAGGTCTCATCGCTCATCGGGATGACCCGGGACTTCCTGCCCTTGCCGATCACGGTGAACTGGCGGCCAAAAAAGTCGACCCGTGGCCACTCCAGGCCAACTACCTCCATGCGCCGGCAGCCGTTGAGGAACGCGAAGCGCATGGCGACATCGTAGCCGGCAGAGAGTTGTCCCAGAACGGCAGCCTCCTCGCCTATGCTGGCTTCGCGAATGCGCTCTTTGGGCTCCGTGAGAAAGTGTTCGTTCCAAAGGATCGGAACCACCGGCACCTTCCATACCCTCGCCGCGCGCGTCATGACCTTGCGCAATGGTTCGGTCATGGTGCGGTTGACGGTTGCGGGGCCAACTAGCTTTTTGGGCGTGTTCTTGTTGCCGACGCGGCGGTGCTCTGCGCGGCGCTTGGCAACCAGCCTGGCAACGAGATCGTCCGTTACAGCGGATATGGGTGTCGCCTTGCCTATGGCGGCCTCCAGCCACTCCATTGACGCCAGCGTGGTCAGGGCATTCTTGTGGTGCTGGCCCACTTCCACCATGTACCTCGCCGCAGCTTCACCGAAGCCGATGTCCCTGCCGGCGAAGGGGCGCGACTTTGCTGAGGCCTTGGCCTCAGATCGAACTACCTCTTGGTGTTCGAGCGCCTTGCGTTTTGAAGTTGCGCCCGTATCGCCGCTAAATCGGTGACCATTGAGCTGGAAGTCGTACGAATACGTTTTGGAGCCGGGGCGCTTATAGACCGACATTCAACCTGTCTCCGAGAAGCTTTAAAGGCCTCGATGTCGTCTGGCTCATAGCGGCGGCTCATTCGAGACGCACCACGACCCACGTTGATGAACGGGATCGTGCCGTCTGCCGTCAAGTCCCTAAGTTGCCGGTTGGATATTCCGAGCGCGTCGGCGGCCTCGGCCGGTGTAAGGAGGCCGCTCACACTCCGTCCCTCGCTGGTTTGAGGGCGGCGCAGTTGGCGTCCGTTCCCGATGATCGTGAAATCTCCCAATTGACGGAATCGGGCGCGGCCGAGACCTTCCGGCGATGACCCGTGACGAAGCCAACGACCGAATGATCCTCTCGCGCCGCGTGCTCGCCGGCTGGGAGCGGGCGCTCCCGGTCGGAAGCCCCGAGGATCTGCTGCGACTGATTGGTGAAGAGATCGCCGCGCTCGAGCGCATCCTGGTCGCTCATCCGCAGAAGGCCGCCGCGGTGTCCGGCGTAATCGAGCGCTACCGAACCTTGGGCGATCGTGTGAAGGCAAAGGCCAACTAATCCCGGAACCCTGCCGAGGCGAGCCCATTGCCCTTCTGGAAGGAGAAAGTGATGGGAAGCGACAAACTCGCGACGGGTATCGCAATCGGCATCGCTATCGGTGCCGGCATTGGCTCTGCCATGGACAATATTGCCATGGGCATCGGGATCGGCGTTGCCATTGGCGCCGCGCTGGGCGGCGCTTGGCAGCACTGGGAAGGTCGGGGGAAGGGTGATTGACACTTGGACTAGCCGTTCGACTTGGGCAGATAGATACGCGCCGGTGCCGGCCCAGACACATCGATCGTATAGCCACCCCCGCGCCCGGTGCCGCGGCCAACCTTAACCCGGATGCCCGGGAACGGCTTACCGTCGGGCCCAATGCCGCCAATCTGATCCAGCACCTCGTGCGCCATACGCTCACGGATTTCGTCTTCCGTCACTGTGGCGCGGAAGCTGATGGTTTCGGGCGTAATGAGCTTCGTCATGGGGTCGGCTCCTTGTGCCGCATGGGCCGGGTAGGAATCTTGCGTCCTTGCGGCCACGTGTTTTGCGATGTCGGGATGCGCTGTCGCTCCTCGCGGGGCTTGCGCGGCTTAACGGGGCGGGCGCTGGCGGGCGTGTCGATAGTGATCGGCATCACCAGCACGCCACGGCGGATGCGGTTCTCTAGCGTGCGCTCCAGGCCGCGCAGCATCGTCTCGAGGACGATGGTGTAGCTGACCTTGCCGCTCCAGCCCTCGTCGAGGAAGCGATGGCAATTGGCGCAGGCGTCGGCGCCGTCGAAGTCGTGGGCCTTCTGGGCCATGCCCTTGCCGTGCCGGAAATGGGCGAACACCGTGGTTTCGTGGCCCAGGCCGGAGGGGTCGAGGCAGATGCCGACAAAACGAAGCTGGCAGGGTTGGCCCTTGGCGGCCGAGAGGTACTTGTTGGAGCGGATGGGCTCGAGGCGCTGGCGTAAGGTCATGCTGCGCGCTCCTCAAGGAAGGCGAGCACGTCATATCCAACGGCGTCGCAGAGTTTCTCGGTCGCTCGGTCGAAGAAGCGACGAAATTCGACCTGGTCCATAGCTTCAAAGCCGATGCTATCGACCACTATGGCGACCTCGCCGGTTTCCATGTCGACCACCTGCCGGCGAAAGCCGCAGATGAGCTTCAACTCATCGTGCAGGTGCTCGGCCGAGGGCCACCGGCCGGTAGCGTCTACGACCCGGTGCAGCACCATCCAGTAGGTGCGCAGCAGGGGGAGGGTGCGCTTGTTGCGCCGCACCAGGTCGTACTCTGTGCCGGGCGGATCGCCGTCCAGCAGTTCGAGGTCGAAGGGCGTCAGAGCCGAAACGCGGCCGCGCGCATCCTTCACCGCAATGGGGGCCGGAGCCTTATCTCGTTTCGCGGTCATGATCGATCACCCTGCCAGCAACGGGAAGGTGTGGCTCATTGCCCGCTCGCGGCCTTCTTGGGCGAGGCGCTCGATACGAGCGGCATAAGGGTCCGGCAGCACGAGATACTGTTCGCCATGGGCGTATGTGTCGTGCCAGCGGTCGTAGTCATCGGCCGAGCGGATAGCGCTCAGCGCCTGCTCTGCGGCCTTCACGTGGTCCTCAAACGGGTTCATCGAATTACTCGGCGGTTGGCTCTTAACCACCTCGGCCTTTCAGCCTCGGCCCGCCGCCCTTGCGGGTTAGGGATTGGGTTTGTCGCCAGGAAACATGTTCGCCTGGTTCTCGGCCGAGGGAGGCGTGAGCGGCAGCGCCGTCGAGACGCGTGCCAAGTGCCGAGCCTTCACCTTGTCCGCGATCTCACGGTTTTCGTCGTCGTCGGCCAGAACGCTTTCGACATCGAACTCCACCCAGACAGCCTCAAGGTCATCGACGGAGTGCGCGCCGGCCATCGCGGTGTCGAGGTCCTCGAAGAACCGGGCAGCATCGAAGTCCTGCTCGCCGGTAGCGGCCTCACGGCTTTCATCGACAATGGGGGCGTCCGGTTCGAAAGTCGGCGGGGATGGCGGAGACGGTGGCGACACGACGACGGACGGCGTGACGTCGCGCATGCCATCGGCTTCCGCGATCTCGCGCGCCTCGAACTCATCCCGAATGCCGCCCAGCACATCGCCGAACAACTCACGCAAGCAGTATCCGGCGGCTCGCCATGCCAACATGCGCTGGGGGAAGCGATACCAGGGGCTATCGTTGTCAACCTCGTAGCTGCCGCCATCCTTGCGAAACCGCTTCACGCGCGGCTGGTCCGACCAGAGCTTGGCTCGGATTGCGTCGTCCTGGCTGAACTCCACTCGCTTGTCTTCGCCGGTGTCGTTGCGCTTTGCCTCGCAGAAGCCAACCATGCGGCCATCGCGCTCTTCGCAACCAGTCCGGAGATACGCGACCCGGCCAGACTGACGAACGACATTGATTAGGCCATCGCCATAGAGCGCAGGCTTGCCGTTGATGACAGTGAAGCTGCGAAGCGCAACCATGGGCTTAAGGCCAAGCTCGGCGCCGGACATGATCGCGACAGCAACCGCACTCACAGCGTCATCGCCCTCTTTGCCGCTAACGAGAGCCGCAGGGGCCAGGCCGCCAACAAGGACGGCGCGGGCAATACGCCAGGTCTCTTCGAAGGTCTGAGGCACGATAGCCATGACCTGACCGCCACCCACAAGCGCGGCTTGACGCTGAATAGTCTGGACTTCGCCCATTATGCTGCCCTCTGTTCGCTGGCGATCGTCATGCCCGGAAGCTCGACGCCGGACTTGGCTGCGCGATTGGCGAGGCTTTCGACGCACTCGCGGATTTCAGGACGATCCTTCAGCGCCAAGAGCAGCGCATCGAAATCAGTGATGTTGGCCGAGACGAACGTGCGGAGCGCGACGCGGGCGCCGGTTCTGCCAGCGGAGGCATTGCGCGCCTCGGCTTCCTTCGTCTTGGCGGCGGCTTCGTGTTCCAGCCGTTCGGCCTCGGCGCGCGCGGCATCATCGTTCGCGGCGGCGGCCTGCCGGGCGGCTTCCTCGGCTTTGCGGCGGACACGATCGGCTTCCTCCTGCGCCTTGCGGCGACGCTCGTTCTCCAGGCGCTGCTGTTCCTGCAGATAGGCGTCGAGGTGGCGCTTGAGCTTCTTGCTCAACGTGTCGGGCTCTTCCTTGAGGTCGCGCCACTTGTCGTCGACCTTCCGGCCGCCGTCGAGGAACGGCTGTTTCTCGACCTTATGCAGGTCGGTGGCGCGGCTCTTGAGGCCAGATAAGCGCTTGGTCAGCACTGCGATCTGATTGGCCTGATCCTGCGTCGTTACCGGCGCCTTGAGGTATTCGGCGGCGATCTCATGCTCGGCTGCAAGCTCGATCTTGAGCGCTTCGAACGGATCGGTCGGCATGTTGCTCAGTGCAGGTGCCGGCGGCTCGTCGTGCCAGCGCTCGCCGGCGACAACGGCCCGGTATTGCGCCTCTGTGATCGGCTTGTCGCAAACCCAGGTCCAGATATCTGCTGCGTCGGCCGCCCTCTGGTCTACCAGAGCGACGAGCTTCCCGTCCTCGCCGCGCCAGATCGCGACGGGCACGAAGGGACCATCTTTGTAGAGGCGACGGCGATAGAAGCCGCATTGGGCATCGCCGTCATGGACCGGACCGAAGGTACCTTCGAGGGCAGCGGCCCAATAGGCGTAGTCGGGGTGAACCGTCATTTGGCGAGTTCCTCCAGTTGCCGCGCGAGGCGGTTGATTTCGTCTTGGTTGGTGGGCAGTGGGGCAGGATGATCGTGGAAGCCGCTGTCGTCTCTGGTGAGGATGAAGGGCCGGTATTCCCATGCGCCCGTGGCCGGGTTGATCGTCGGCTTGATCGTGGTGAGGGTGATGGAGAGGGTCATGCCAGAGCCGGCATAGCGGCAATGGCGCCGTCGAGCGTGACGAGCCCAGCCTCAGCATCCAGCCGAGCGCGATTGAACGCTGCGAAGTTCAGCGCGTCGGGATCGGTAAGGCGGAAATCTCCCGGCGCCACAAAGGTCTCGATAGCGCCGACGATCACTTCGGTGGCGTCGATGCCGCAATCGCCTTTGATGAAGTTCACCGCCCAGACGCAGTCGCCGACATCACAGATCAGCTCGCTTCCGTCAGGCAGTTCGACGAAGAGCATGAGGTCGCGGGTCTTGCCGCTACGGTCGTGTCCAACTCGTGCAGTGATCTCGGCGGCGCTCATGTCGGTCTCCATCGGTGATCTGATGGAGGAAGTATGAAAAACTCATAATTCGATGTCAACGGAAATTATGAGAAAATCATAAATTGGGATGCGCGCAGGTAGCGCCGAAGGAATCAGCCTGCTACAACTGACCGTCAGCTCGTAGGGCCGGAGGCAGACAAATTAAGCAAGAGACTGGGGGAGCGCGTGACATTCCATCTGGGACGTTTATTGTCTCGTCCGATATTGCTGGGGGGTGCTTGTGGCAGATGCAACCACGTTGGAGAGGTTATTCTTCGATCTACTTGAGGGTAGAAGGGCAAGCCTTAGCCAAGAAGATTTCGCCGCTGCTGTTGCAGGCGCCACGCAACTGCGAATTTATATCCCAAACCCGCCCATCAATTCGTCCATTTCCACTTCATTTATGCGGGCCTTTATTGAGTTGCAGGCCCAACTCAACACGCTTGCAGCTAAGGCACGCGGAAAGCCTAACGCCACAGGCCTCACGCGGGCTCTCAAAGAGGACCTTGAGCTCAATGTTGTCGTTGAGGACGGCAGCGCTCAGTACCTGCTTGATTTCGTCAACTCGATGCAAAAGGCGATTGGCAAGATGAACGGCAAGCAGGCTCAGCAGACCATTATAGCCGTTGCGCTTCTTCTTGGCGTAGGGTGGGGTGCCACCACCTGGATGGAGGTGCAGAGGCAGGTCCAGCTTGAACAACTGCGGACCCAAGAGCATATCCATGCGCTCGATGCTCTCAAGTTCGCTACGAGTGCTGAGGTTGATAGCCGAAATCGTCTGGTAGAGGCTCTGGTTGATCAAGTCGAACTTGGGAAAGACGTGGTGGAGCTAGCAGACAGCACCATGCGCGCGGTTATGAAGGCAACAGCGACCGGCGGCGCGGCGGAGATCAATGGTCAGCCAGTTTCATCCGAGGTTGCGGATCTGCTTACCATCAGCCCGCGAAGCGAGCTCGTAAAAGTTCAGGAAAACGTGCTTGCTCGCGTCATCGACATCAATACTGAGGACGTGTTGCGGCCTGTTATTGAGATGCAGGAGGCTGACGCCGGTAAGCGATTCCGCTTTCGTGTGGAGGATGACCTATTCGCCGCGGACCAGCGGGCGGCGCTGTTCGACGCCCTGGAAACTGGAGCGCTAATTCAGGTCCGCGTTGAACTGACAAAGTTTGGTGACGATGTGCGCTCTGTAGAATTCGTGACACTGCCGTAGAATGCGGCTTTGCCATCATTCCATCATCGGCTCACCACAATATCAGCGATGGGAATATTAGGATGGCGACGAATATATCGCTTTGCGGCGGCGCGGGTCTTAATGTCCGTGATTAGGGCCATTGCGTCGACTGGCACATCTCGCATCGTTGGGGCATTGACGCTTTCGAGATGGAACAGCCCTGGGTCACGTGTGGGCTGCGGAATCTTCACAAGAATGCGACCGTCCGAAAGCCAGCAAACACACGGCTCGCCCATATGCTCGGCCGCTGGCGCTGTCTTGTCATCGTAAAAGAGCAGCCAGCCGTCGTTCGCCAAGCCGTGCATGGAGTTCCCCTTTACCTCCAAGGCCTCCGTTGTATCGGGGGCATCTATCGGGGCAATCGTCTCTCCAAAATTCCCGTCCCCTTCGGCATACAGCACCGATCCATCCGGGCCGGCGCCAGCGTAGCCAACAATTGGGACAGTCCGCTCGCCATCAGGAACCATGGGGCCGCGGCCAGTCATAAGCCAATCGAAATTGACCTTGAACTTGCGGGCGTAAACTTCGCCGGTTGGCGCCTTAAAACCCGACGTCCCGTTCTCGTGCCCGGCATAGGTAGGATACTTCACCCCAAGGGCATCGACAGCCTCTTGGGCGGTTAGAAACCCTGCATGAATACGCGCCTTAATCAGGCGATCTGACAGATCACTCATGGCTATGAGCTTGCCATAAATCATTATGAGAAACTCATTGACATGGTATTATGAGTTTCCCATAATCACGACCATGGCCGAGATTGATGTCAAAGCTCTTCGCGAGCATCTAAATGAAACGCAGGCTGAATTTGCGGCCCGCTTTGGCGTTGACCAGGGCACGGTCTCAAACTGGGAAACGCGCAAAACGCGACCCTCGGCGCCTGCTCGAAAGCTCATGGAGATGTTGAGCCCTCCCAAGGTCGAGGCCGCGGCATGACCCGCGCTCCTCGCAAGGGCTGGTGGTATCGCGCCAGCATCGAACAGCGCCTGGCGCAGATCGATGGCGGCATTGAGTGCGGCTTGACCGCGCGGCAGGTCGCCATGGTGAGTGGTGTCGACATGGATCGTCACCCGGCCCAGGTCGTCGCCAACTTCGCGATCAACCACGGGCGCCATTTTCCCAACGGCAGGTTCTCGGGAGTTCAAAAGACCGGGCTCCGCATCGGTGGCATCAAGCGCGACCGTTCCCAGTATTTGCGTGGCAACAACGTCGACTTCTGGAACGGCGATGCTCATCGCGACCCTGCCGAGGTCGAGGAGGTCAGCTTCTGATGTCCGCCGACAGTGTCGCCCAGGATCAGCTCCGCGCCTTTGTCGAGCGCATCGAACGCCTCGACGAAGAGCTCAAAGCCATCAACGAGGATAAGCGCGAGATCTATGCCGAAGCGAAGGGCAATGGCTTTGACGTGCCTGCGCTCAAGCAGGTTCTCAAGCTGCGCCGCATGGACCACAACGAGCGCATGGAGCGCGACGCGATTGTCGATCTCTACATGTCCGCGCTTGGCATGGCGACGTACCCCACCGAGTTCGAGGAAGATGCCGCTCTCGCGCGTGCAGGTGCACGTGCGCCCGCACGTACGCGAGGCGGCGTCACCGAACCGCGGACGGCAGCGATGGCACAGCCGCAGGCGCAGCTTGACCAGTCGGTTGCGCCCGTGACCGCAGAGGGTCAGGCCGACGGCATCGCAGCGTCCGACATCATTCCCACCGGCACACCCCCCCAGAGCACGCCGGTAGGTGAGGGGAGCGGCGAAGGGCATCCCGTTGCTCCTCTCGGCAATTCCGCCGCGCAGACGGCGTCCCTCAGCCCCAATGGCGCCAACGGGGCCAACGCAGGAGGAGAAAATGTAATCGCATCCGACGACGCACGCACTGACATAGAACCTGAGAATACCTTGAACTCGCGAGCCGACGCGGAAGGTTTCGGCAGCGCCGTGGAAATCGGCGCACGCTCGCCAGGTGACACATGGCTTGAGCGCTGCCCGTTCGCGCCGGTGCGCTGGCACGAGTTCTCCCGCTGCTTCCCTGAACTGTGGGGCCCGGGGCGCGCCGAGCTGTCCGACGACATTCGCGCCAATGGCGTAACCCACCCCATCGTCAAGATCGGGGATGAAGTGCTGGATGGTCGGGCACGCTACACGATCGCCCGCGAGCTGGGCATGGAATACCCGGTCACGGAATACGCCGGCGCCGATCCGCTGGCCGACGTCATCCGCTGGAACCTGGCAAGCCGGCAGCTCTCGACGAACGAACGCAAGGCCATCGCGACCAAGCTGATGAAGCTGCCCAACGTCGCGCATCGCGCCTCCGAAATTGCCCAATTGTTCGGGCTCGAGACGGAGGAGGCCGCGTGATGAGCGACGTTGCCTTCGTCTCGGCCTGCATTATCGGCGTCCTTATGGTCGCCGCCATCACTCTGCTGCTGCAAAGCCTGGGAGGTCTGCTTTGATCTCACTCACGTCCACTCGGCTACAGGCGTCCGGACACGGCCGCGCCGGGGTCGGGCGCGTGGGGTCTAGCCGTGTCCAGGCGGCTGCAGCTTTCGCTTCGGTCGGTGCTTCGTCCCTTGGCGCTGACTGGCTGCGGACGCGATTGATCCTCCTCCCCAATCGCGTCCGCTCTTTTCTCGATCTCGTCTGCAAGCGCTCGGAGTACTCCCGGCAAGGTGGCTCCAAGCGGCTTCATGACCATGTGCGTCTCTCCAGTTCCTCAAGCGACGGATCAACGTCTATCGCGAAGGAATTGTCGTGGAACGCAAAGACCTTTTGCACTTGGAGCAAAAAGTGACCGACCTGTCCGCCGTAGATGAAGCGGCTGCATGGGCTGACCGGCTTATCGGGCGCGAGTTTCGCGGCCCGGGCGACACGATCGATGCCGCCCGATACCGGACGGCCAGGAAGCACGGCGTACCGGAGAGCTCCCTTTGGGCTCTTCGGTACAGGAGACCAAAAGACATCGCGGGCAGCGTCTACCGCGCACTTCAACGCGCCTACGAGGCGGAATGCGAGCGCCAGGAGGCCCGGCTGCGCCATGAACTTGAGATCACGAAGACCCTTCAGGCGACCCAGGCTCGCAGTTCTCTGGTGGCAGAGACTGAAGCTGTTCTGGGACCGGCGGAGGGCGAGGCGATCGGAACGGCTTCCGAACGAGCCGTCCCCGACGCGGAGAGTTTCTGACGACTGACGAAATGCGGCGATAGCCGCGTGGGGCCGGGGCAGGTCGGACTAAGGAACCTCTGCCCGTCCCGGTCCTCCCAAACCTGAAAGGACCAGACCGATGAACGTTGCCTTCGCAACGAACGATGTTGCTCGCTCTGAATTACGGGAAGCTGCCAAGCCCTTCGTGACTGTCGAGGGCAGGGCGCTCGCCAAGGCGCTCCAGGTGGTGAACTACGTCATTGAGAGGCGAAACACCTATCCCATCCTTGCCTGCGCCAGGCTGGAACTGCGCGGATCGACCCTGCGCGCGACCGGTACCGATCTCGACATCGAAGTGACGGTCGAGGTGGACGTGAACGACGCCACGGGAGCGTTCGTGACTTGTCTCGACGGACGAGCCCTGGCCGGCATCGCCCGCGTTGCGGGCACAGCCCTGTTGCGGATCGAACCGATCTCGAAGGATCTCGTTGGTATCGTCGTAGGAGACCGCGAGGCGGCCTACGAGGTAATCGCGCAACATCCGGACTCATTCCCCCTCACGTCGAGCAAGCGAGGGCGCCTTATTGAGCGGTTCCCCGATGGCGCCTTGGCGGCGGGCCTGGCCAGGGTTTCGCACTACATCTCGACCGAAGAGACGCGATACTACCTGAATGGCGTTGCGTGGCAGCTTGGGACCACCGGAGCGCGTTTCGTTGCCACCGACGGGCACCGGCTCGCGAGCTACCACTATTCCGGCCCGGCACTAGGCGGCAACGTCAAGTGCCGGATCATCCCGCGCAAGACAGTGGTCCTGCTCGAGCGTTTCGGGATCGGCCAGGACGCGTCGATGCACGTGGTGGAGGGTGCCGAGGACGAGGCCCTCGAAATCGTGCAGCCAGGTCTCGTTGTCCGCACGAAGCTCATCGTTGGCACCTATCCCGATACCGACAGGGTCACGCCGAAGCCGGAGCGGCCCAAGCACGCGATTTCGCTGAGGAGAGCCGAGGCCGTCGCGGCCATCAAGCGCGCCGCGGTGATGTCACAGTCGAACCCGAACTCGGTCTATCGCGCCGCTATCAGGTTTTTCGATCTGGATGGCAAAGTCGCGATCGGCGCGAAACACCCCGACCACGGCGAGGCAATAGCGCCGATGAGCTGTCCATGGCCGGTTGGGGCGTCCGAATTCGGCATGAACAGTGCCTACCTGCTCAGCATCCTCGACCAATGCCAGGGCGACGTCACGCTCGAGGTCTCCGGGTCGCGCGACCCGCTCATGATCCTTGATGAAGACCGGTCCATGACCCGCGTCCTCATGCCAATGAGGGTCTAGCCATGGACCCGCATTGCCGCATCGGCCGGGTCAAGATCAAGCGCAGGTCGCGCTACCGGTCGCCCGACGCCTTCAACCTCAAGATCAACGAATTGCGCGCTGCCCTCAAGCGGAAGCGCCTGCTCGGGAGCGTCCGCGCATGAACGCCCTTCTGAATTTTAGCCTCGACGACATCGATGGTGACGAGCTCATCGTGGACAGCTTTGCAGGTGGCGGAGGCGCGTCCACCGGCATCGAAATGGCACTCGGCCGTTCGCCCGACTATGCCATCAACCACGATCCGGAGGCCTTGGCGCTCCACACTGCCAACCATCCGGAAACGGTCCACCTCTCCCAGAACATCTACAAGGTTGACCCCATGGATGTCGTGGGGCGGCGCAAGGTCGGGCTGCTCTGGGCCTCCCCGGACTGTAAGCACTTCTCGAAGGCCAAGGGCGGCAAGCCGGTCAAGCGAGAGATCCGCGATCTCGCATGGACCGTAGTCCTCTGGGCCGAGCGGGTGCAGCCTCGCGTCATCATCCTCGAGAACGTCGAGGAGTTCCAGACCTGGGGGCCGCTGGTCGAGACAGACAAGGGCGTGATGCCGGACCCGGAGCGGCGAGGCGAGACCTTTGCTGAGTGGGTCGGAGCCCTCAAGAAGCAGGGCTACAAGGTCGAGTGGCGCGAGCTGCGCGCCTGCGACTACGGCGCACCCACGACCCGCAAGCGTCTGTTCGTCATCATGCGTCGCGACGGCAAGAAGATCGTTTGGCCGCAGCCGACCCACGGCGCACCCGGCGATCCTGACGTCATCGCTGGCAAGAAGCGCCCATGGCGCACCGCTGCCGAGATCATTGACTGGTCCGAGCCTTGCCCGTCGATCTTCGACACATCTGAAGAGATCATGACGAAGCTCGGCATCAGGGCCGTGCGGCCGCTGGCCGAGAACACACTCGCACGCATCGCCAAGGGTATAGACCGATATGTGCTGAAGTCGACGAAGCCATTCATCGTGCAGTTCGGCAGGCGGTATGAGAACGCCGACGATACGCTAACAACGCCGTTCAACATCAAGTTCCAGACTGGCGCCGTCGGCTCCGACGTTGTTGATCCTCTGCCGACCGTCACAGCAAACAGTTTCATCAAACGTCCCGGTGGCGCGGCGCCTATCGGCGTTGTTGCCCCCGTGCTCGCCGGTGTTGGCGGTCGGGCAGGGCAGAGCCGGCCGCGTTCGGCGAATGAACCGACCGCGACCTCGACCACCAAGGCCGACACCGTTCTGGTCGCCCCGGTACTGTCTTCGGCGCAGCACGGCGGATCGCTCCGCTCGGCCGATGAGCCTCACCGCACCGTCTCGGCGAGCGACAAGGATCAGAACCAGGTCGTTGCCGCGCACCTCATGACAATGCGGAATGCAGGCAAGCCCTTCAATGAGGCCAACAAGCCGACCCATACGGTCACAGCGGGTGGCGCAGGGCTCTCGCTGGTCGCCGCGTCCATGGTCCAGACCGGCTACGGCGAGCGCGAAGGGCAGGAGCCTCGCGTGCTCGATCCCGAGGCTCCGCTCGGCACCGTCGTGGCGGGTGGCGTGAAGCACGCAGCCGTCGCTGCCTTCCTTGCCCAGCACAACACGGACATGGTTGGACACCATTCCGCCGAGCCGGTGAGCACCATCGTCCAGAAGGGGTGCACGCAAGCGGTCGTCTCTGCAGGCCTGATGAACATGAAAGGCAGCGACCGGCGCATGACCAGCGTCGAGGAGCCGAACCCGACCGTCACCGCCGACGGCACGCATCAGGCCGAGGTTCGCGCCTTCCTCATGAAATACTATGGCGTCGACCAAGATCCTCGCATCGAGGAACCATTGTCGACCGTCACCACCCGCGATCGCTTCGGCATCGTCACAGTGGAAGGCGTTGACTACCAGATCGTCGACATCGGCATGCGGATGCTCACGCCGCGCGAGCTGTTCAAGGCGCAGGGCTTCCCCGACGACTACGAGATCGAGACCGGTATCTTCGATGACGGGCAGCGCCGGGCGCTAACCAAGACTGCCCAAGTGCGCATGTGCGGCAATAGTGTTTGCCCGCCCATCGCGGCGGCTCTTGTCCGTGCGAACTGCGCCGACCTGATCAAGGTGCGGGAGGCGGCGGAATGAACCTCCCGCTCTCCTACAAGGACTTCCTGCGAGCCAAGATCATCATGGCGCCTGTCGGCGGCTTCGAGATCGAAGACAGCGACATCAACCCGCTGCTCAAGCCTCACCAGCGCGCTATCGTCAAATGGGCGATCCTGGGCGGCCGGCGCGCGATCTTTGCCGCCTTCGGCCTTGGCAAGACCATCATTCAGCTCGAAATCCTCCGCATCGTCCGGAACCGGTTCGGGGGCAAGGCGCTGATCTGCGCTCCGTTGGGCGTGCGCCGCGAATTCTTCCGTGATGCGCATGTGCTCGAAACCGGGGACGATGACGCGATCACGGACGCGCAACGAGCTGAGCTGCGGGCTTGGCTCGAAGGACATCCCGAATGCCTTCCGCGCCTCAAGTTCATCCGCTCGATCGACGAGGCCGAGGACGGCTGGACCCACATCACCAACTACGAGACGGTGCGGGACGGCAAGCTTGACCCGCGCCAGTTCGATGCGGCCAGCCTCGATGAGGCGTCCTGCCTGCGCGGGTTCGGCGGCACCAAGACCTTCCGCGAGTTCATGCGGCTCTTCGACGGCATCCGCTTCAAGTTCGTGGCCACGGCGACGCCGAGCCCGAACGAATACATCGAGATGCTGGCCTACTCTGCATTCCTCGAGGTGATGGACGTCGGGCAGGCCAAGACCCGGTTCTTCCGGCGAAACAGCGAGAAGGCCGACCAACTCACCATTCATGCCCACAAGCAGCAGGAATTCTGGTTGTGGGTCGCGAGCTGGGGCCTCTTCGTCCAGAGGCCATCCGATCTCGGGTTCTCCGATGAGGGATATGAACTCCCGGGTCTCGACGTGCACTGGCACGAGATCCTGGCCGACCACGAAAATGCCGGCGTCGAGAAGAGCGGGCAGGGACGCTTACTGCGCAACGCAGCCGCGTCGCTCTCCGAGGCAGCGCGCGAAAAGCGGGATAGTCTCGCCGGCCGCGTTGCCAAGATGCTGGAGCTTCGCGCCATCGATCCCGGCGCCCATCGCGTCATATGGCATGATCTCGAGGCCGAGCGTCACGCTATCGAGACGGCCATCAAGGGTGTCGCCACGGTCTATGGGAGCCAGGACCTCGAGGAGCGCGAAACGCTTCTCGCCGACTTTGCTGAGGGCCGCTCGGCCGAGCTTGCCGGCAAGCCTTCGATGCTCGGCTCTGGCAGCAATTTCCAGCGGCACTGCCACTGGGAAATCTTCCTGGGCATCGGCTTCAAGTTCAACGATTTCATTCAAGCAGTGCACCGCTGCTACCGCTTCCTCCAAAAGCACACGGTCAGGGTTGACCTGATCTACACCGAGGCCGAGCGCCCGGTGCGCGACGTGCTGGAAGCCAAGTGGCGCCGCCATGACGAGCAGGTAGCCATCATGACAGACATCATCCGGAAGTACGGTCTTTCCTCGGCCGCGATGGCCCAGACGCTTCAACGTGCCATGGGCGTCGAGCGCGTCGAGGTTTCGGGCGAGGGGTATCGCCTGGTCAACAACGATTGCGTCCAGGAGTGCCAGGCCATGGAGGCCAACTCCGTCGACCTGATCGTCACGTCGATTCCGTTCTCCACCCAATACGAATACAGCCCGAACTATGCCGACTTCGGTCATACCGATGACAACGAGCACTTCTGGCGGCAGATGGATTTCCTGATCCCCGAGCTGTTCCGCGTGCTCAAGCCCGGGCGCGTCGCGGCGATCCACGTCAAGGACAGGATCGTGCCGGGCGGCATGAACGGGCTCGGCTTCCAGACTGTCTACCCCTTTGCCGACGACTGCACGGTCCACTTCCGCAACTCAGGCTTCGCCTTCCTCTCCCGCAAGACCATCACCACCGATGTGGTGCGGGAAAACAACCAGACATATCGCCTGGGCTGGACCGAGCAGTGCAAGGACGGTTCGCGTATGGGCAACGGCCTGCCCGAATACCTGCTCATCTTCCGCAAGCCGCCATCGGACAATTCAAACGGCTACGCCGACGATCCAGTGGTGAAGGCCAAGAAGGAGTGGAGCGGCGATCGCTGGTCGGTCCAGCAGGCGCCTGGCGATGCCTATTCGCGCGCCCGGTGGCAGCTTGATGCCCATGGCTATACCCGCTCCAGCGGGGAAAGGCTGCTGGCGCCGGAAGAGCTGCATGCACTCGACGCCAACGTGATTTTTAAGCTCTGGAAGAAGTTCGGCCTCTCTACGGTTTACGATTTCGAGCACCATGTCCGCATCGCGGAAAGCCTCGAGGAGGTCGGCGCTCTGCCGTCGACGTTCATGCTGCTGCCTCCGCATTCGCCCCACGACGACGTCTGGACCGACATCGCGCGAATGCTCAGCATGAACACGCTGCAGGCGCAGGCCGGCCGCGAAATGCACCTGTGTCCGCTGCAGTTCGATATCGTCGACAGGGCGATCACCCAGTACAGCGAGCCGGGCGAACTGGTGTTCGATCCTTTCGGCGGGCTGATGACGGTTCCCTATCGCGCCATCAAACTCAAGCGCCGCGGCGCTGCCGTGGAGCTCAATCCGACCTACTTCCTGGACGGGTGCGAGTATGTCGCCTCGATGGCCCGGGAAATGGCGATGCCGAGCCTCTTCGACCTGATGGAGAGCGAGGCGCCAGGGATTGCAGCAGAATGACTAGCTATCCCGTTCTTATCGCTCAACACACCGTCTGGAAGGCTGCCCATGAGCGCCTAATGGGCACTCGGCCGAGGCACCTGCCTAGTCGAGCGGCTTTGCCCCCGCCCAAGGACGAAGAGCCGGTTGCAGAGACATGCACCCCGGAGCTGACGCCTCTTTGGCGAGCGATCGTTGAAGAGGTCTGCGCGGTCCACAAGGTGCCAGCCGCGGCGCTGCTCGACGGGTCCCGCCATAAAGAGATCAAGGCCGCCCGCGACGCCATCTGCTTTGAGCTCTCGACCAGAACGGCGATGACACTTCCTGAAATGGCCTTGCGACTGCGCGTGTCTGTTGGGTCGGTGCAGCGGGCACTTCGCCGGCAGCGCCGGCGCGAGAACATCGCCTCTGGCGTCATCCATCACAGGAATACCCAGATCCTCGAATTGCGCGCCGCGGGCCTCAGCTACAGCCAGGTTGCGCTACGAGTGGGCGTAACCCGAAGTGTGGTGTCGGCGGTGATCCGAAGCCGCCGCATACGGGACGAGGCTAACAAATGAACTCTCGTCCCTGGTATAAGCGATACGGCTCCGACTTCATCTCCGGCACGCTTGGGATGACCCTGGAAGAGAAGGGTGCCTACAGCATCCTCCTCGACCTCATCTACGATCGGGGCGGGCCAATTCCCGATGACGCTCGGTACATCGCTGGTGTGTGTGGTTGCTCGGTCCGCAAATGGAACACGATCCGCGATCGGCTCATTGCACTTGGAAAAATCGCAGTCTTCGACGGTGTGATCTCCAACTCTAGGGCAGATAAAGAGCTCGAAATCTCCGCGAAATCTGCCGATGAACGCGCTGAAAGCGGAAGAAAAGGTGGAGAAAAGTCGGCGCAAAAGCGAGGTCAACCTAGCAGAAACAATGAGTTAGACCAAGCTGAGCTCGACCATACGCGCGCGGTCCAGATACCAGAAACCAGAAACCAGAGAAATACCCCCCTAACCCCCCAGTCGGGGGAGAGGGTATCGATCTGTTCGACGAGGTCTGGGAGGTGTTCCCTCGGAACCCCAACAGCCTCAAAGCCCAGGCGAGACGCGAATTCGACGCCCTCGACCCCGAGGCGCAATCGGCATGTCTGGCAGGTGCAAGGGCCTACGCTGCCGGGTTCGCCGAGCAGTGTAAGGCCAGCGGCGTCTCGGCTGATCATCAGCGGCGGTTCGTCAAGAAGCTGTCGACCTGGATCACAAATCGGGGGTGGGAGGGGAGCGCTCAGCACGAGGGCCGCGCTCCTGTCGCAATGGTGAAGCTCGATCGGGACAGGGATCGGCAGCTCTGGGAAGCCTGCGAAGCCGTCATGGGAAAAAAGGCGCCTACTTCCGACATGCAATGGTCCTTCCGGGCCGATGTCGTGGAGGAAGCCAGGAAGGCGGGAGTTGATGCCGGCGCGGAGCTAGCAAATCCCAAGGTGAGGTGCTAGCCAGTGCCTGTTGGTGGCGGTGCCTCAAAAAGATCCTGAAGAGTCCAAATTGGAACCACCATTAACGGACATTGGCCATCGTCTTTGATTTCGCCAAAGCCGTGGTCTTTGTAGAATTTGGTCGTTCGCTCGTTCAGGGATCGAAGCGCAACACCATACACAGCAACGTTTTTGGATACTGAATGCGCACGTTTTAGCGCATCGATAAGCAGCATCCTCCCTATGCCCTGCCGTTGGTAGGGTGACCTTACGCCGATTGCGTCGATGTAGATTAGAGGCGCACCAAAATCGTATGCCTGTGCTTGCGGCGTTGCAATCTTTCGTTTGTCTTCCACCATTATGGAAAGAGAGTAGAAGCCAAGCCCCCATACGGCTTCGCCTTCGTGCGCGGTAAATATCCGAGCACGATTTCGTTCCATCCATTTATGGGCCTTCGAAGCCAAACTATTGATGTCGCCGTCGCCGCAATCAAAGCGTTCTAAGCAGGCTTTACTTGCGAGCGGAATAACCCGCAGGAGCCCTAGGTCCAGCGGTTGGTTCGCAGTCGTCGACTTGCTTTTGATAAAACTCATAAGTCCGGCGCAATTCGGGAGTCACTCCGCCAGTCTTCTTATAGAGATTTCTCAGAAAATCATAGGCTTCACGCTCAGACTTGAAAGCTGGCTTAGCTTTTTTGTCACCGCCGTGGAACCAACGGAGCGCGTCTGCGAGGCTAAATGCCATTTTGCCCTCCTTTCGATCTTGACAACGTCAGAATCTATATCACCCAAACAGTGCAAGCCGCAACGCGACGAACGGGAAAATAGTTGCGTCGTGATGTCGCGCAAAGGGTTGTCAAGCCTTTTTGATTGAGTGGCGTCATGATTCGAAACCTAGAATTTGTCAACAGCACGCCGTGCTTTCCCTGTTCGGCTTAGGAGATGTTCTCGCATATGTTGTGGTTGTAGTTCCCCGCGGAGCAACTCCTCCGCATTGACCTTGACTACCGCGACGAAGCAGCAGAACTTCATCTCGTTCCTTAGTTCGACCAGCCCCGGCCCCAAAGGTTTCAAGCCGATGGGGTCTTTGGCATGTCTGACTACTGGTTCGTTCTCCGCACCAATCCGCAATGCGAGCGAAAGGCCGCCGGCGAACTTCGCCGCCGTGGCATCCGCGTCTACATCCCAAAGCAGGCGCGCGAGGTGCGCAATCGGCGGTGCGGACAGGTCACGGTGAAAACGCGGCCGCTGCTGGTCGGATACGTCTTCATCCGCTTCACCGGCCCCCAGGATTGGTTCCACGTCCGCCAGTGCCAGGGCGTGAAGGGTGTTCTCTATCTCGATGGTGAGCCTGGTCGTATCCCAGCTGCCGCTGTCGCCGAGTTTATGCGCCGGCAACGCAGGCGTGAGTTCGGGCGGCCGGACGCGGAGAGCGACGAAAAGCGGATGCGCCGATTGCAGACGATGTTCGCGCCAGGTCGGCGGGTGAGGGTGGCCGACGGGCCGTTTTCCTCTTTTCTCGCCACGATCGAACAGATCAAGAAAGATGGCTCGATCAAGGCCTTGGTCGAGATCTTCGGGCGCCCGGCCGTGGTCACATTCGAGGACCCGGACCGCTGCTTGACGTCACAGTCAGCGTAGGTCTTGACGGTGACCTATACCCTCACCAATTCATTTGGGCCAGCCAAGGGCTGGCACTGATCCACCTAGCGTTTTGACGTTTCGAGAATCGGTGAACCAAATGGCACTTCAGAACACCAACTCCATGTCGTCGGCAGACCAGTTCGTACCGCTGTTCGATTGGAGGCCGGACCTGGCAAGGTTCGAGCGGGAAGTCGAAATTGCTTCTCGTGCTGGCGTCGGCGACGCCCTGACCTTGGGCGAAATGCAATGCTCGCTCGACCTTATCGATGCTGAGCTGTTGGCCTTACGCAGCGAAGACCACCGAAGCGATAGCCGGCAGACAAAGATTCAAGAGTGGCTATCGATGCGTGGTCGCCTTGCGAGGCTGATCTCCAAAATGGAGCCGCTTGTCCACGACTAGTCCAAAGAGGGCGCCTCCGATGAAACCACTCGGGGGTGCCACATGTCCAATGTTCCTCTTGCGTTCCCGTGCGAACGGGAGTAGGTGGCAGATCAGGACGACTTCCTGTGCCCTTTGACGGCGTTACTTAGTGGCTATGCCCGGGGAAGCCCAGCCATCCATTTCAGATCGGCGCGAAGCTTTTGCATGAGCGTTTTTCGCTAACCTCGCGTCATCGTTTGCTCCAAATGCCGCATTGCTAAAGCGATGTGAGCGGGTATCACCTTCGCTGCTTGTCGGTACACGGTGATCAGTCGACGCGAAACGCCAAGTACTTTGGACAGCGCTTCGACCGATAGCCCTGCCTCCTCGCTGATGCGGATAAAATCGCTCGACGTCATCACGTTGTTCGGAGACCCCAGGATGGTCACCGCGGAGATCGTGTAATTGGGCGGCCAGGAGATCGAGCGGCCATCCGTGCCGACTTTTACCTCTCGAAATAGTCGCTCGTTCTCACGCAGGGGAACGAGGCTGCGGCGGTTGTAAAGTATGGGCGTCAGGTCGTGAGTGCTGTGGGAACCGTCATTCCAGCCTATTTTGACGGTTCTGGTTGCCACCGCAGTAACTTGTTTGATCATTGATACTCCGACCATCAGAAGCCTCCTGTGCACCTGGTGGACAAAACTCAGCACGTCGCGCGGATTTAAGGGAGTCAGCGAAAATACGTACTTTCCCGCCGGATACAGTGCTCGAGTGGACGACGCGGTGCCAAGCCCAGGGGGAAGCGTCGTATGGACGGACCGACGCCGGCAATGCGGGATCTGGCTAGCGAGGATATTCCTCTTCCCACCATGCCATATAGACGGCGTGGACCAGATCGAGCTCGTTGGTGACGGCCGGACCTGCGCTCCGGTAGTATCGTTCGTCCCGCCGCACATCACAGTATTTGCGGTAGAGAGTGTGCCGTCGATCCTGCTTAACGGCCAGCTGAAGATTTTCCTCCAGGCTAAGGGCGTCGGCGCGATTCATCCTGTCGGCCAATAGCACGAGATACTGATAGCCGTGGACGGCCCCGTACTGCGATCGGCGCATCTTCAGCGGTTGTGCGGTGAACCCAATCATGAACTGATGCACGTATGGAGACGCCGCTATCGCCCATGCGGTGTTTAGGCAGTGATCGACCTCTTTGCTTGTCAGCAATTGGCGCGCCCCTCTGAAACAAACCAAGGAAAACAAATGGCGCGCGGCGGCACAAGAGGTGTTCCCGGCCCTGCGCAGCGCGAGGACCGTATGAACAGGCCCATGCCGCCCCATGAAACGCTCGGGAACTCCGCCGAACCGGTATTTGCTCCGGCACCCGAACTGATCGCGTGGGCGCGGGAGACCTTCATCGACGAAGGCGCGCCGCTACTCAACGAAGACCATCGTCACCTCCGTTGGGCGAACATCGGCGCGCTGTGGACCAACGTCCCCAATGGTCACGCAGGTCGCCGAATAGTCGGTCAGTGCGAAATGGGCCTTCCGCCAACGGGTAAATGGGGTAGGGCTCGCATCGAGCGCCAGCTACTCGACTGGTTCGGCGAGGTGCCGACCTTCCTGCTGACGTTCGACGCCGAATACGCATCGAGTTGCAGCGATGCCCAGTTCATGGCCCTGGTCGAGCACGAGCTCTATCACGCCGGCCAGGAGCGCGACGCCTTTGGCGCCCCGCGGTTCAGCAAGAAGACCGGGAAGCCGATTTACGGCATTCGTGGCCATGACGTTGAGGAGTTCGTGGGCGTCGTTCGTCGATATGGCGCTTCGGCAGCGCACATCGAAGAACTGGTGGCGGCCGCCAATGCCGATCCCGAGATCGCCCGGGTCGAAATCGCCCGCGCCTGCGGCACGTGTCAACTGCGGGCGGCTTAGCCTCGTAGAACCTTCTTCAGGTCCGCAACGATTGCATTCCGGAGCGCCGTAGGGTCCACCTCTACCGCGAGGATAGTGGAACAACTGGGGCAGACGTAGCTAGCTCCCGTCCAAACCGTGGAAAATCCCTCCTTCAGGTCGATCTGTTCGATCGTAACATTTGTTAGTCGGGTCCCGCACTTGGGACATTTCCCGGTGTTTAGCATGAAGTATTACTCCCAAACCTGACCGGAGCCTGACACAGCCATGGCAAAAGGCAATATGCCGGTCGCGGTCCAGACGTTCATCGTCCAGAGCCTCGCTTGCTTCGACAGCCCGTCCGTCGTAGTCGCCGCAGTCAGGAAGGAGTACGGCGAGACGATCACGCGCCAATCTGTCGAGGGGTATGACCCGACCAAGAAGGCAGGAGAACGGCTCGCTAAGCGGTGGCGGATGCTCTTCGATGAGACACGAAAGGCCTTCCTCGAGAACACCGCTGGCATCGCCATCAGCCATCGTGCGGTCCGGCTCCGTGCATTGCAACGCATGGCGGAGAAGGCCGAGGACCAGGGCAATATGGGTCTTGCCAAGGACCTGCTGAAGCAGGCGGCGGAGGAAGTCGGCAATGTCTACTCCAACCGCCGCGAGCTCACCGGCAAAGACGGCAAGGACCTGCCGGCGCCTGCTGCTCCGGTGACGTTCTTCGAATTGCCCAGCAATGGGAGAGATTGAGCAAGGGCAGGGCGCCCCGAAAGTCATCCGGCCCCAGCCGGGACCGCAAACGCAGTTCCTTAGCTCGGCGGCCGATATTGCGATCTACGGCGGCGCGGCCGGCGGGGGCAAGACCTGGGCCTTGCTCATGGAGCCGCTGCGGCACATCGCCAATCCCGGCTTCGGCGCGGTGTTCTTCCGCCGCAACCTTACCCAGGTGCGCAACGAGGGCGGCCTTTGGGACGAAAGTGAGAAGCTCTACCCGCTACTGCAGGCTGATCCGCGCAGCGCCCCCGATATGTCGTGGACCTTCCCCTCGGGCGCATCGGTTAGCTTCGCTCATCTCGAGCATGAGAAGACCGTGCTCAACTGGCAGGGTTCGCAGATCCCGCTGGAGTGCTTCGACGAGCTGACGCATTTCACGGCCAAGCAGTTCTGGTACATGGTCAGCCGCAACCGCTCCATGTGCGGGGTGCGGCCCTACATAAGAGCTACCTGCAATCCCGATGCGGATAGCTGGGTCGCCGAGTTCATCGCCTGGTGGATCGATCAGGACACGGGCCTGCCGATCTTGGAGCGAGCCGGCGTGCTTCGCTTCTTCATCCGCATCGGCGACAAGATCATCTGGGGCAGCAGCCCCGAGGAACTGACCAGCTACACGGCGCCGGATGAAAGCGGCGTCGAGCGGCCTATCCCGCCCAAATCGGTTACCTTCATTCCGGCGCGCCTCAGCGACAACAAGGCGCTCATGGCGGCCGATCCGGGTTACCTGGCAAACCTCATGTCGCTCCCCACCGTGGAGCGTGAACGACTCCTCGGCGGCAACTGGAAGATCCGACCCGCCGCAGGGCTGCTGTTCCAGCGCGGCTGGTGCCAAATCGTGGACGCGGTTCCGGCCGGTGTGCGCTGGATGCGGGGCTGGGACCTAGCGGCAACGCCAAAGACTGAAGGCAACGATCCGGACGGAACTGCCGGGACCAAGATCGGCAAGCTGCCAGATGGCCGCTACATCGTCGGTCATCACGTCAAATCGTTCCTCTCGCCCAACGGCGTCGAGACGCTGATCAAGAACACCGCGGAGCAGGACGGGCGCGAAACGGAAATCTCGCTACCTCAGGATCCAGGACAGGCGGGAAAATCGCAGGTGACCAACCTCATCAAGTTGCTCAGCGGGTATGTGGCGCGAGCCACTTTGGAAAGCGGCGACAAGGTCACGCGGTTCTCTCCCTTCTCTGCGCAAGCCGAGGCCGGCAACGTCTTGGTGCTCCGCGGCCCGTGGAACGATGACTGGTTCACTGCCTTGGAGGGCTTCCCCGAGGCGACACACGATGACGACGCTGACAGCACAAGCCGTGCGTTCAACGCTCTAATGACCCAGGCGATGATGAACCTGGACAACCTCTGAGGACAGATGAACAACATTCTGACGTTTGTCCGAGACGGACTGGCGAGCGCGATCGCTGGCCTCGGTACAGAGAGGGACAAGGCAGCATCGGTCTACTACACCGAGCCGACCATCGACACTCAGCAACTTATCGCTGCCTACCGTGGCTCCTGGCTCCCGAGGAAGATCATCGACATTCCCGCGCTCGACTCCTGCCGTGCATGGCGCTCATGGCAGGCCAAGAACCCGCAGATCGAGAAGATCGAGGCGGAGGAAAAGCGGCTTGGCGTGCAGGCCAAGGTGCTGGAGGCTCGCAAAAAGGCCCGTCTATTCGGCGGCGCGGCGATCTACATTGACCTGGGCGATGACGCTTCGCAGGAATTGCGGCCTGATGCCGTCAGAGTAGGGGGCGTTCGCTTCCTCACCGTCCTATCGCCCACTCAGTTGCAGCCCGGCGAGATCGAAACCGACCCACTGTCGCCGCTCTATGGCCGGCCGAAGGACTACTCCATCGTCGCGGGCACCACGGCACAGGTGAAGGTTCACCCCTCACGCCTGGCAATCTTCATCGGCAATGAAATGCCTGACCGGGACATGACCAGCGGCGCCACCTTCGCCTGGGGCGATAGCGTCCTGACCTCTGTCATGGAGGCGGTGAAGCAAGCTGACGCTACGTCAGCCAACATTGCCAGCCTCATCTTTGAGGCCAACGTAGACGTCGTGACGATGGAAGGCCTGATGGCCTACGTTGGTACGCCCGACGGTGAGCGGAAGGTGACGGAGCGGTATCGTATCGCCGCCGCGGGCAAGAGCATCAACCGGATGCTGATACTCGACGGGAACGAAAAGTATGAGAGAAAGTCGGCATCGTTCGCCACACTGCCGGATCTGATGGACCGCTTCTTTCAAAACGTGAGCGGCGCCGCCGATATTCCAATGACGCGCCTTTTCGGTATGTCGCCGGGTGGCCTTAACGCTTCAGGCGAAAGCGACCTGCGCAACTACTACGACCGCATCGCGTCGGCACAAACGCTGGAAATGCAACCTGCCATGGCCATTATGGACGAATGCCTGATCCGCTCCGCGCTCGGGCAGCGTGATCCTGATGTCCACTATGTCTGGAACCCACTTTGGCAGCTCAGCGAGAAGGAAAAGGCCGAGATCTTTAAGGCCAAGTCCGATGCCGCTCGGACCATTGCTGGCAGCGGCGGGACGTCCGAGCCGCTCATGCCGATCGATGCTCTTTCCGATGCGCTGGTCAATGAGTTGGTCGAAGACGGAGCGCTGGCCGGTCTGGAGGCAGCCATCGATAAGTATGGCTCGCTGGCTGACCAGGAAGAGGACGACGACGACGACGAGGCTGCCGCGCTTGGTGCGCCGACCGATGCCAACGCGCAACGGCGCCAGCGGCTGGCCGCCAAAGACGCTGTTCCGCGCTCGCTATACATCAGCCGCAAGGTGAAGAACGCAGCCGCCATCATTGCCTGGGCGAAATCGCAGGGCTTTGAAACGACGCTTCCGGCTGGCGATCTGCACGTCACCATCGCCTTCAGCCGAACGCCGGTCGACTGGATGAAAGTGGGCGAGAGCTGGGCTCCGGAGCTGAAGGTGGGCCCAGGCGGCCCGCGCCTGATGGAGCGGTTCGGCGAAGCGACGGTTCTGCTGTTCACCGCCAACGAGCTTCGCTGGCGCAATGAGGCTGTGATCGAGGCTGGCGGGTCTTGGGATCATCCCGAGTATCAGCCTCACGTCACGATCAGCTACGGCTTCAAGGGTGATCTCTCGAAGGTCCAGCCCTACCAGGGCGATATCGTCCTGGGCCCAGAGCTGTTCGCAGAGGTCAATGAAGACTGGAAATCGGGAGTGACCGAGAAATGACAACCGTCGACGGTGCATCCGATGAGCGCACTGCCAACAATGCTGTGCGCCATACCTATCGCGTCCTATCTGATGCCGAGAAGGCGCAGATAGTCGCCATCAAAGACAAGGGCGCCGAACTGCTGTCGCTGATCGAAAGTCTTGGGGGCAGCCGCGAGCTGAGCATCGCCAAGACCAAGACGGAAGAAGCCGTGATGTGGGCAGTGAAGCACATCACGGCATGAGTTGTTCATTTCATCAGTCTGATTTGGTCCTCGTGTATCGTCCTAAACTCGTGAGCGTATTTCTCCAAAGCTGAGGAGACACCTCGGCCAGTCGTGAAAACCTCAACACGCCATCCTTCCTCAACGGCGAACTCTAGTGGGGGGCCGTAGTCCGCGTCGCCAGCAATCAAGACGATCGTGGAGGGGCCCTCTGCTCTGCATATGGTTTTTGTCATATCTCGAATGAGAAACGCGTCATCTTGCTTTGACCGGTTTCCGTTGCCAAGGAAGCCTCGGTTCACCACAAAGTTGTGCTGCTTCCAGATTTCCCAGAAGTAGTCGTCATCCGGAATTACGCCTGCCACATAAGCACTTGAGATGAACCGGGGATGGCCTGCCGAGTCTTTGCATGCGGCGAGCGTGAGCAGGCCGATATCAAGTCGGAAGCCTTTGCCGCCGGTCGAATTGACGATCCCCAAAACAGGTTCTGGTCGTCCACGAACACGTGGACATTGTTGTTCGCAAGTTCTTTGTGAGCTGGTGCGCGTGCGGTGCGCTCAATGATCTTGCCCTGTTTTGGCGGTAGTGCCTGAGCTTTCTTCTTTGTCATCTAATTCGACGCCCTCCATAAATAGAAGGCATCCTAATGCAATTCACCGACGCTGTAACCGTCGCGGGTAAGCCGCGTCGGATCGCCGACGGCTACCTTGTCGCAACCGCAAAGTGCGTCCGCGTCGGTATCCAACTCTACACCGGCGACGAACTCGGCAAGCCCGAGTTGCCCATCGTGCGGGTCTACCGCCCGGCCGAGGAAGTGTTCGCCAGGGACAGCCTGCAGAGCTTCAGCCACGCGCCCATCACCATCGACCATCCCAAAGAGCCGGTGACGACCGACAACTGGAAGGAATTGTCGGTGGGAGAAGTCAGCACGGCCGCCAGGCAGGTCGATGACTGGGTAGAGCTGCCCCTGATCTTCAAGGACGCCGCCGCCATCGCCCAGATCGAAGGCGGGAAGCGCGAGCTGTCCGCCGGCTATGTCGCGGACTTCGATTTTACCCCCGGCACGACACCGTCTGGCGAGCCCTACGACGCCGTTCAGCGGTCCATCCGCATCAATCACCTCGCGCTGGTCGATGAGGCCCGTGCCGGGTCTCAAGCTCGTGTTGGCGACAGCGCGAAAACCTGGGGCGCAGCCCCGATCACCCTCCCCAAAGCAGACGAAAGGAAATCCGACATGTCGGACAATCTGCGCACGGTGGTTGTGGACGGTCTCTCGGTGATGACCACCGATCAGGGCGCCCTAGCCATCGACAAACTTCAGAAGGCCGTCGCGGACGCCCAGACGAAGCTCACCAATGCCGAAACGGCCCACAAGACCGCGCTCGACGCCAAGGACACTGAGATCGGCGCCCTAAAGGCCGACCTGAAGAAGGCCCAGGACGCGGCCGGTGTGGACGTGTCCAAGCTGGTTGCCGATCGCGTCGCCCTCGAGGCTCAGGTGCGTGCCATCGACTCCGGCATCGATCCGGTTGGCAAGTCTGACGACGACCTTCGCAAGGCGACCGTCGCGGCCAAGCTCGGTGACGAGATGGTCAAGGACGCAGCGCCGGCCGAAATCGCCGGCATGTTCAAGGCCCTGACCAAGGACGCCAAGCCGAACGACGCTGTTCGCGATGCACTCCGCACTCAGGACCATTCAATCCTCACCAACGATGCCTGGGGTGACAACGTGTTCGCCAACGCCGGCGTCGGCATGAAGAAGGGGGCATAAGCTATGACCCAGCTCAACGAAACCCGCGGCACGGCCAACTTTCTCGTGTCGGAGGCAAACGGCATGTACCGGAGCCGCGATGTCGGCACTGTTGCCGCAGGCTCATCTCCTGGCCTTCTGGCTGGCACTATCCTTGGCAAGCTTACGTCGGGCGGCAACTTCGTCGCCTATGACCCTGCCGCCGAAACTGGAGCGGAGGACATTGCCGGCATTCTGTTCGAGGCAGCTGTCGGTACGGTCAAGAAAACCATCGTCGTTCGCGACTGCGAAGTGAACGGTGCCCATCTCATCTATCAGTCCGGCGCCAATGACGCTGCGAAGGCTACGGCCAACGCCGCGCTTCAGGCGCTCGGGATCATCGTTCGATAAGGAGGCCGAAACCATGGCATCTATGGACATCTTCAATTCGTCGGCCTTTTCGATGACCTCGCTCACTGGCGCGGTGCAGAAGATCGGCTATAAGCCTCAGCTGCTCGGGCAGCTTGGCATCTTCGAGCCTATGCCGGTGCGTACCCGGTCGCTATTCGTGGACCGCCGCGAAAACGCGCTGACTCTGATCCCCACCAGCCCTACCGGCGCGCCACCCAAGGAACTTGAGGTCGATCCGCGCAACGCCGTTCCGCTCAAGACCACCCGACTGGCCAAGGGGTTCACGCTCTATGCCGAGGAAATCCAGGGCATCCGCGCCTTCGGATCCGAATCCGAGCTGGCCCAAGTGCAGGCCGAATACCTGCGGCGAATGTCATCGGTTCGCGACGACATGGATCTGACGCACGAGTACCACCGTCTCGGCGCCCTTCAGGGCCTGCTACTCGACGCCGATGGCACGACGGTCATCTACAACTACTTCACCGAGTTCGGCGTGGCGGAAGCAGCTGCCATCGACTTCGATCTGGACAATGCCAGCCCGGCCACTGGAGCAGTCCGGAAGAAGTGCGCCGCCGTGATCCGCGCCATGGCCCGGTCGGCGGGCGGGGCCTTCACGCCCGGCACGACAGTGCACTCCCTGGCCGGCGACGCCTTCTACGACGATCTCATCAGCCATCCCGAGGTGGAAAAGACCTACCTCAACTGGGCCGCTGCTGCCGATCTTCGCTCCGACAAGACCTGGCAGGCGTTCACCTACGGCGGGATCACTTGGCACAACTATCGTGGCACCGACGACAACTCGACGGTGGCAATCGATTCGGACGAGGCCAAGTTCTTCCCTGTTGGCGCTCGCGACGTGTTCAAGAAGGCGATGGCGCCGGCCGAGTTCGGCCCTTACGTCAACACGCTGGGGCAGGACACCTACGCCATGAACATTCCCGATCGCGACCGGCAGGCATTCACGCGCGGCGAGCTCTACAGCTACCCGCTGTATTTCTGCCAGCGTCCGGACGTTCTGCGCAAGGCAGTGAGGACCTGAACATGGCCCAGTACCATGTGAAGAACGGTAGCTTCTTGGGCAAGGCGTTCAAGGTGTGGGGTGGCCACCAGGTCGTACCCGCTGGCTGCGAGGCCGAGGTCCCGGATGCCAAGGAGCTTTCCGAGGCTCAGATCGAGGCCTTGGCTCAGGAAGGCGTCAAGGTCACTTCCACGGGCGCCGAGGTGAAGGCGAAGCCCCAGAAGGGCGATCCGCCCGTTTCTGCCCTCGACGCGCTCGCCGCAGCGGACGGCAACTTCATGGCGTTCAAGTCCAGCGCCAAGGATGTTCTCGGCGATGCCACACCGAGCAAGAAGGACGAGATCGTCGCTGCGCTGATCGCCAAGCTCACCGACACCGAACTCAAAACCTTCCTAGGTGCCAGGGGCGTCGAGGTGAAGGACGAGACGCGCGACCAGCTCGAGGAACTGGCGAAGGCAGCCTAACGCGGGGCGCGGTTAGCCGCGCTCCATTTTTTTTTCGGAGGCGCAGATGGCTGGATATGGTGACGATGCTGGCTTCAACGCTTGGGTCTCCGCCAACGGATACACTCTCCCAGAAAGCGCTCCCGCAGCGGCGGTTCTGCGCGAGCGCGGGTCAGCCTATATCGACGGGGCCTATGGCATGCGGTTCGCGGGCGCGCCGACTGGCGGTTTCGAGCAGGAGCGGGCTTGGCCTCGGACAGGAGCTTCAGCGTATGGGCAGGCCATAGGCGATGCGGTTGTTCCCTCGTTGGTAGTTGCCGCCAGCTATGTGGCGGCATGGCAGGAGGCGTCCACGCCAGGCTCCTTGTCAGCTTTCGGCTCTCCCGCAACTGCCGTGAAGCGTGAGAAGGTGGAAGGCGCTGTCGAGGTTGAATATCAAGGCAATTCCGGAGTGTGGTCGGCCGTAAACCTTGCGCCAGTCCTTACGGCCGTTGAGGGACTGCTAGCGCCGTTCCTGATGCCCGTTGGCGGCATCCCGACTGCCATGGTGGTGTGACTTGGCTGGCTTCAATTACGGCCGTATGGCCGGCACGGCTGCCCGCCTCCTCGATCGGTTCAATCAGGGTGTAATCACGCTGACGCGCTCAGGTGCCGCGACGCCCGGCCAGAACCCATGGGACCCGCCGACCCGCGATGACGATCAGATATTCGTTCTGACCGCCACTGTCGCGGCGGTCACGGTCGATCAAGCCAATGCCAAGTACATCGACGGCACTTTGATTACGACGGCCGATTTGGTTGTCACCTGCGCCGCTCCGCCTATTGAGCCGGCCATGACTGACATCTTGGTAGTCGGCGGCCAGGCGCGCACCATCAAGAAGGTCGCACAATTGCCATCGGCAGGCGTTGCCGTGGCGTTCAAGCTCTTCATTCAAGGCTAGTGTTTGGAAAGATATCGCTCGATCATCTGAGGCGTGACCTGCTCCGCAAAGCAAATGGGAGAAGCGCCACCGGGGCGGGAATACGCGCTACGCCCCCCGCATCGGCGACCACGCCGGTCGACATTGTAGGGGCAGGGGCAGTTCCCACCGGTGGAGGCGATGCTCTCGGCGATAATGGCCTGTACGACTTCGTTTCTGCTATAGGCTGGCGCCTTCGGAGGCGCGACGACAGAGGGCGGAGTGACGGTAGTTGGTGGCGAACTCGAGATGTAGCGTGCGCTTACCCAACCGGTAGAGCCGTCGGTTAACCGAACTCCATACCAGCCGTCCTGCTCTGCGATTGGCTCGACCTTTGTCCCTCGCTTAATGGCGAGAAGCACTTTCGAACCTGAGCTCGGCTGAGCGCGTACATTGAGCGAAGTGGCATTCACATACCCGGAACTGAATTTTGGCCTCGGGCTCGCAGATGGCGACGTGTTTGGGGGTCTCATCAACGGCGTGGGCGTGGACGGGCGCTGAATATTCTCGCTGGTCGCGGGCAAGTTCGTCCTTTGCCCATTGTTGAGGGTTCCATAGATCCCCGCACCAATGACCAAAACAAATAGCCATCCAATGCTCAGTTTGCGTCGCTTGGCCAATCGACCCCCCGTGGAACGATAGCCGAATTATTCGCGAAGTCGAGAAGTGGATAACCGGTGAGCCGACAAGCCCAATTTCGCCGAATACTAAGGGCCTTGCTTGACCAGCAAAATGCGCTGATCCGAGACGCCTTCATACTCAGCATCGTTGAAATCAAGTCGGAGATAACGCTCAAGATCCTGGTCGAGCGACTGGCGAAGGGCGACATTGGCGGCGCGATAGAAGCGCTCAACCTTGAGCGCGCTGCCTTCTCCCGCCTCGACAACGCCATTGCGACGGCTTTCAACGCCGGTGGCACCGCAATGACCGGACACATGCCGATGCTGCGGGATGCCTCGGGGCATCGTATCGTGGTTCGCTTCGACGTACGCAACCTACGCGCCGAGGAGTGGCTGCGGGAACATAGTGCGACGGCGGTCACTCGGATCATCGAGGACCAGCGTGCGGGGCTCCGGGCGGCGCTCGAAAAAGGCATGGCCGCTGGTCGCAATCCGAACAGCGTAGCTCTTGATATCGCTGGGCGCCTCAACCGTGCTTCAGGGCGGCGGGAAGGCGGTCTGGTGGGCCTGACCACCCAGCAGACGGACTACGTCGCCAGTGCCCGCGATGAGCTCTTGTCTGGCGATGCGGCATTGATGCGGAACTACCTGGCGCGCGGTCGGCGAGACAAGCGCTTTGACCGATCGGTGACCAGGGCCATCAATGAGGGCAGGGCGCTCGATGCATCCACGGTCTCACAGATCGTCGGCCGGTATTCGGATCGGCTGCTACAGCTCCGCGGCGAAATGATCGGCCGGACTGAAGCGCTAACCAGCCTTCACGCCGGCAAGTATGAGGGCTTCCTTCAGGGGCTCGACAAGACGAACTATCCGCCTGAGGCAGTGACGCGCACCTGGCGCTCGGCTGGCGACCACAAGGTCAGGCATACCCACGCGGCCATGAATGGTCAGGTGGTGCAGGGGCTCTCTGCGCCTTTCGTCTCCCCATCGGGGGCGATGCTACGATATCCCGGCGACACCGCGCTGGGCGCGGGGGCGGACGAAGTGGTCCACTGCCGGTGCGATACTGACATGGAAATCGACTTCAGCTGGGGTGTGACCTAATGGCGAGCTTCTCGGCGCAGGTGAGCGCCTGGGCGGCCCAATCCGAGCAGCGGATCACGGCCGTGTTCAGGCAGTCGGCACAGGGCGTCGCGCGCGAAGTCAAGAAGCCCGTGGCGGCTGGCGGCAACATGAGGGTGAAGACCGGGTTCCTGCGGGCTTCACTGATGGCGTCGACAAGCCAGATGCCGCGTATCAATCCGGAGGCGAAACCCGCCACCGGCGCAGCCGACAACAGCTACAGCGAAGACCAGAACGTCACGCTGGTCATTGCCGGGGCCGATATCGGTCAGACCATCTATCTGGGGTTCACTGCGTCCTATGCGCGGCCGCGTGAATACGAGGATGGGTTCGTGAGGCTCGCGGCCCAAAGATGGCCCCAAATCGTTGAGGAATGCGCGCGCCTGATCAAGTCGCGGGTGGAAGCTCGGGCTCGGTAGCCCTGTCGCCTTCCTTGAGGATGATCAGTGCCCGCTGAAGCAGTTCCATCTGGCGGATGGCCGTGGCCAACACCGCCTGCCCGTCCTTGGTCGCCACCGTGCGATGGCTGAAGCTCAGCAGCGCAGCGTGTAGGAGATCATAGACGTCGTCGTCGGTCAGGGCCGGATCGTCACTCATTGGGGAGTTGTATCGCATGCCGGCCATTGAAACCAGCATTTGGCTCGCGCTTCGCGGCAGGGTGGAGACACTGGCGCTCAACCCGGCCCATCCCGTCGCCTGGCCTAACGAGGCGTTCACCGCGCCGGCCGGAGCCTATCTCAGGGTCACGCACCTGCCGAACCGCACCGAGCGCCTTTTCCTCAAGGGCACCGATCCGCACTGGTACCGCGGCATCCTGCAGATCTCGGCGATGTATCCGCTCGCTGTGCTCAACGGCGAGACGGTTGCGAGAGAGATCGCGGGGCAGGCGGCCGCGCATTTCCCGGCCGGGCTATCCCTGACGTACGCCGGAGTCCGCGTGGACATCACCGCGCGCCCGACCGTGGCGCAGGGCTTTCGAGACGATGCCAGCGCTCGATGGATGACGCCGGTGAGCGTGCCCTACGAGTGCTTTGCCTAACCCATCCCGGCCATCCGGGTTACAGCGCCGCCTCCGGGCGGCTTTTTCATGCCATTGAGAAGGAGAACCAGCGATGGCCAGAACCAACAAGGACCGCCGCGCCTACATCTGCACTACCCCGCAGCCGAACGTCCTCAATCAGGCCGCCTTTGAGGCTCTGGCCTGGGTTGAGATCGGCAATGTCGGCGCGATCGGCGAGAGCGGCACCCAGACCAACGTCGTTTCCTATGACGAGCTGGCCACTGACGTGACGCAGAAGGGTAAGGGTATCTCGAACGCTGGCGATCCGACGATCGAATGTGCCCGTAACCCAACTGACCCCGGCCAGGTCGCTCTGCGCGCGGCGGCCAAGACCAATTTCAACTACGCGTTCAAGTTCGAGGACAAGGACGCACCGGATGCGGATCACACCAATTCGATCTACTACAATCGGGGCCTCGTGACCGGTCCGACGCGGCCGAACGGCAGGAACGAGGACTTCATTCTCGAGGTCTTCACCCTGGCGCTCAATCAGCGCGAAATCGTCGTGGACCCCGTAGCGACGGTTGCCCCGACCAACACCCTGCTGCCCGCCATCGCCGGCATCGCCCAGGTCGGCCAGGTGCTCACCGCTCTGCCCGGCGAGTGGACCGGGGAGCCGTTCTTTGCCTACCAGTGGAAGCTGTCGGGCTCTGACATCCCTGGAGCGACTGGGAAGACTTACACGCCGGTCGTCGGCGACATCGGTTCGGACCTCGCGGTCGCAGTCACGGCCTCCAACCCGGCCGGGAACGTCACCAAGACCAGCGGCGCGACTGCTGACGTCATCGCTGCATAAGGAGCTCTCATGGACATCTCGACCATCAAGCCCGATACCATCGACGTTCCGATCATCCATCCCGGCACCGGGTTGCCGATCGGGCTCATCATCAAGGCCGTGTCGCTGCAGGATGAGCGCGTGGCGGCCGTTCGGCGCCGGCTCCAGAACAAGGCTCTGCGCGCCCGCAACAAGACCACCACGGCCGAGACCATCGAGGAGAACGGCAACGAGCTCCTGATGGCCGCCGTCGTTGGCTGGGAATGGGGCGGCGATTCCGACTGGAAGGGCAAAAAGCTCGAGTTCACGTCGGGCAACCTCAAGATCGTGCTGACCGAGGCGCCCTGGCTCGCCCAGCAGATCGACACTGTCCTCGCGGATGAAGCCGCTTTTTTTCAGAAATAGGGGAAGACCTGGCCGAGGCCGTCCGCATCCTCGTCCGTTACGACTTCCCCGATAACGAAGGTGAAACGCGCAGGGAACGGAACGCGCGTTTCGGCCAAGACAGCCCGGCTGTGGAAGTGCCGCCGGTCGCGCAGTACCTCTGGGATTGGTTCTGGGATATTCGTCGGTCTCAGCCGGCTGGGTTCAATGGGCCAACGCCGATCACCAATTCAGAGCTAATGGCGTGGGTCAGTCGGACCGGGCACGTAGTCCGGCCCGAAGAGGCGGCGATCCTCATCGATATGGATGGGGAATTTGTTGGGGCAGGCCACCCTACTATTTCGCCTGCTTAAAGCACACCAGTTCCCATTTGTTGCGGTAGTCATCGACAGCGCTCGCACGGTTCCTATCCGTCTGAAAGCGAGGGCTGTCGTACGCATCCACAACCATTTGTCCCATCACCGGATCATCGGCTCCGTTTACGTCCTTCGCGATATCCATAAGCACGGACATCGCCACTCCTTGTTGGCGAAGACTCATCACCTTCTCTGCCAACTCTCCGATTTTGCGACATGCATCATTCCTGGTTTCAGCCAGAGCTGGCTGGATCGAGAAAAGCACGGCAACGCCAGCAAACAGAATTTTGTATCGCACTTTGAACCCCCACTTTTTGCGACGCTAGCTTACGGGAAAGCAGAGCACAACATGACCGACATTGCCTCGCTTGGTATCGAGATATCCACCAAGGGACACTCCCAGGCCATCGGCGCCATGGGTGCAATCGAAACGGGTGCGAAGAAAGCTGAAACCGCTACGGGAAAGATGGCGGCTACGATCGAGCGCAACACGCGTCGCGTTGAGCAGGCTCTCGGCTTCCTGAAGGTCGCGGCTTCCGCCGCCTTCGCCGCGTTTTCCGTTCAGGCATTGATCTCATACACTGACCGGTGGACTGACCTCAATTCGCGGGTGGTTCAAGCAACCGGATCCATCGCGGCGGGTGCCATTGTCATGGAGAGGTTATCCGACATGGCAAGGCGCACCTATTCGAGCCTGGATCAAACCGCCGAGGGATTTCTGCTCAATGCGAATTCCTTCAAGGAGCTCGGCTACTCGACGCAAGTGACGCTCGATTTCGTTGAGGCACTTAACAACGGGCTCGTCGTCAGCGGCGCGAAGGGAGAGCGGGCGGCCTCGGTCATGAATGCCCTTTCCAAAGCACTTGCGGCGGGAAAGCTGAGCGGCGACAACCTTAATACGGTCCTTGAGACTGGCGGTCGCGTTACTCAGGCGATAGCTGCCGGTCTCGGCGTTACGACGCTTGAGCTGCGTAGGATGGGCGCGGAAGGCAAACTGACCACCTCGAAAGTCATCGACGCCCTTGTATCGCAGCTTCAAGAGCTTCGCGACGAGGCTGACGCGATGCCGGCGACCATCTCCGATGCACTGGGACAACTGGGAAACTCGGTGCTCAAAACAGTCGGGCTTTTCGATCAGTTGGCGGGCGGATCATCGCGAGTTGCGGAGGCGATCCTGTTCCTCGCGGATAACATGCACATAGTCGTCGGCGCGGTGGCAGGGCTGGCGACGGCGATCACGACACTGATGTTGCCTGCGTTAGGCGCAATGGCGCTCGCACTGGCCACCAACCCCTTTTTCCTGGCAGCCGCTGCCGTGGGGGTGCTCGCAGGTGCCATCGCGCAGTTCGCTGCCGCTTCGTGGGAGGCGGAACGAAAGGCCCATCAGTTTAATGGATCGATTCGATCTAACGCCGACGCGCTAGAAAAGGCAGCTACTGCATCGGGGATATTTCGCACCAACCTTCGTGCTCAGATTGAGATGCAGAAGATCGCGGCGGACGCCGCGTTGGCGGAAGCCGATGCCCAGCTGAAGGCTTCAAAGGCAAAACTTACCGCGCTCAGGGCCGAGGCGGAGGGCAGGCCGTTCTTCAACGCGTTCGGTATTGCATTGGCCCAGCGTGAGGTTGATCAGAATCTCGCTACGAGCCTCGGACTGGACAGCGCCGCGTCCACGCTGGAGCTTCAGCTGGCTAAGATCGAAGAACTTGAGAAGCGTCTTGGCGGAGGAAAGACCGACGTTCCTTCCCTGCCGGACAAGGCCTCTGAGAAGGTCGCAAGAAAGTACGATGACCTGATCCGTTCCAGCCAGCAGTTCATCGCGCAGCAGCAGCTAGAGGCATCCGCGCTCGGCATGACCGAGCAGGAAGCCAACCGCCTTCGGTACACCCAGGAGCTGCTGAACAAGGCGGCGAACGATAACATCAAGCTGACGCCTCAGATGCGGACTGAGCTTGAGGGCTATGCCGCCGCAATGGCAGCGGCCGAGGAGCAGACGCGCCGCCTGACCGAGATCTACAATTTCGGCAAGGACACGTTCAAAGGCTTCTTCTCTGACCTCAAGTCAGGCCTAAAGGAAGGGCAGGGCTTCTGGGAGAGCTTCGGCAACGCCGCGGCGAACGCGCTCGACAAGATTGCCGACAAGTTCCTCGACATGGCGCTCGACGGTATCTGGGACACGCTCTTTGGCGCCTTCTCTGGAAAGGGCGGCGGCTCGTCCGCTGGGGGCATCGGCGGCATCCTTGGCGGCCTGTTCGGCTGGCTCTTCCCGAATGCCAAGGGCGGCGTCTACGCCAGCAAGAGCCTGTCGGCCTATTCCGGTCAGGTGGTGAACACCCCCACGGTCTTCGCTTTCGCGCAGGGCGCCGGCCTTATGGGTGAGGCGGGACCAGAGGCGATCATGCCGCTCAAGCGCACGGCGTCGGGCGCGCTGGGTGTGCAGGTGGCCAACCAGAATCAGGGCAACGATGTTCGCGGATACGGTGACATCAACATCACCAACCACATTAGCGTTCCGCCCGGCACTTCGCCCGAGACAGCGCCCGCGATCGCCCGCGAAGTTACCAAGGAGCTGAAGCGGCAGCTTCCGGATGCCATAAAGGACTACAACCGCAATCCCTACCGGAGGGCTGGCTGATGGCGCTTGCCAACCCCCTTCTGCAGGCGAGCTTCGCAGATGTCATCCGGGTGCAGGACGTGCAGTTCGTACAAGGGTGGCAGCAGCAAAGCTCGATCACAGGCGGAGGAGAGGCCCGGTACGCCGATCGCGCTCCGTCGCTGTGGCAGGCCGAACTGACCACAATCCCCATGCTCAACGCGGACGCCGTGGGCATCATGGCGCTGATCAACACCCGCGCGGGCGGCCTCAAGACGCTTCTCCTGCACGACTATCGCCTGCCGTATCCGTCGAGTGACCCGGACGGTTCGATCATCGGCGACACTGTGCCGACCATCAACGCAATCGTGGATCGGCTGCACCTCTCGTTCTCGGGCTTTCCGCCCGGCTACGTCATTCCGTTCGGGACCTATTTCGGCGTCGTCTTCGATATGACGCGCTACTACCTTGGTCAGTTCGCCGAGACGCGGACCGCTAATCCAATCACGGGGGCGGTCGCGGCCGTCGAGGTGTGGCCGCCATTGCCCGCATCTGTCATCGCCGGCGCCGCGGTGACCGTTAAGAAGCCACCGGCCAAGTTCCGTATCGATCCCGGCAGCGCATACCCCTCGTCGGAGGGCGGATTGCACGCCACCATCAAGCTCAGCGCCAAGCAGACCTACAGCGCCTAGCCATGACCTACGATCCTGAAACCACCACCGCTCTAGCGAGCGGCGCCTTGGTCCTGCGCGATTTCCTGACCGTTCAGGGGAAGACCCTGGGCGGCGGCGCGGCAACCTTCGCCTACTGGACCGGAGAGGACAACATCGCGGTCAACGTGGTGCCGGCTGGCGGCGAGACGCCCCAAAGCCGCAACTTCGTTGGTGGCGGCACCCTTCTGAGTGTTCCAGACGTCATCGACGCGATCGGGCTCGAGGCGCGCGGCGTCACCTTTGGCCTCGATCAGACCAGCACTGTCGTTGGCTCGCCCATGGACATGGTGTTCGGGAACAACGTGCGCGTCGCGCGTGTCGAGCTGCATCGCGGCGTTTTCGATCCTGCGACCTGGAATTTGGTGGCAGCGCCGCATCTGCTCTTCGCGGGGCGCGTCGACGGCGCCGAGCTCAACGACGCCGAGGCTGGCGGGGAGGGCAGCTTGTCGCTCACAGCGCAGGCGAGCGCGATCGACCTGACCAAGACCAACCCGGCAATGGAAAGCGACGAGCAGCAGCAGTTGAGATCAGGAGATCGCTTCCGGCGATACGGTGACACAGCCGGTCAAGTCGAAACCTGGTGGGGACAGGCCCGGTCATGAACTTTATCATCCAGCTCATCGTCGGCGTCGTCCTCGGCTTGGCCTCGACCCTGCTCAAGCAGGCCTTTTCTAGGCCTCAGGAGCAGCAGAAGACCGCGACGGGCACCCGTGGCTCAACCCAGCTTGGCGGGAAGGTCCCGCAGTCGTTCCTCATTGGCACGGTCGGTGATGCCGGAAAGCTCGAGTATAGAAACTCGTGGGGGCAGAGCGGGGAGGTGCCCAACGCCTATGAGACCGACGTCTATTCGTTCGGCGATCTTCCGCTCTCTGCGCTGACCGGCCTCTACGTCAATGGCACGCGGATGACGCTCTCGACGAGCGGCGGGGTGACCCAGGGATATCCTGTCGCCGAGTACAACAATGGCGCCAATCACTTCTGGTGGCGGTTCTTCGATGGCACGCAAACCAGCGCGGACAGCTTCCTGAGGAACAGGTTCGGGACCGATGCTGATCGTCCCTGGCTCGCCGACATGATCGGCCGAGGCGTTCCCTACCTCACCACGACAGCGCTCTGGAGCGAAACGCTCTGGACCGGCTTTCCGACCATTCTGGGCGAATTCCAGGGCATCAAGCTCTACGATCCTCGCAAGGATAGCACCGCCGGCGGCTCAGGTTCGCAGCGCTGGTCGGATCAATCGACCTGGGCGTTCTCGGACAACAGCGCCGTCATCATCTACAACATCGAGCGCGGCATCTACTTCAACGGAGCCCACATCTGGGGCGGTCGCGCCACTGCAGCGCAAATGCCCTACGACGTCTGGTCGGCAGCCATGGATGCGTGCGACGAGAGTGTCGCACTTGCGAGCGGCGGGTCAGAGAAGCGTTTTCGCGCCGGTCGCAAGGTCAGCCTCAACGAGCGCCCCTCGGACGTCATCACGGACTTCCTGATCGGCTGCAACGGTCGCATCAGCCATGCCAGCGACGGCACGATCTACATCCTCATCGGTGTGCCCGATACCGCCGACGGCGCCTTCACCGATGCCGACGTTCTTGCCACCGAGCCGTTGGGCTCGATCCCATTCCCTAACCTGGACGAGATCATCAACGGCGCCACGGCGACTTACCGGGAACCCTCTCAGGCCTGGGAGGACAAGGAAACGGCGCCCTACTATCGCGCCGACCTCGAAACCGAGGACGACGGACGTCGGCAGGCGGAAGGCCTCGACCTCCGCACCACGTTCTCGGGAACCCAAGCGCAGCGCGTCCAGAAGGCAGTCATTGAGGAAGGGCGCAGGTTCCGCCGCCATGTCGTGGCGTTGCCGCCTGAGTTCGCCCAGTATCGGCCGCTTCAGGTGCTGGCGTGGACATCTGACCGCTTCGGATACGTCGCCAAGTTCTTCCTCGTCACGGCGCGCACGCGCGCGCCCTGGGGCCAGGTCGTCCTCGGCCTCCAGGAAGTCGATCCTGCCGATCACGGATGGACCCCAGGCACTGACGAGCGCCCCTTGAGCTTCGCGCCGGTCGTGACGAACCGGCCGCCACCACAGCCCGTCGTAGGCTTTTCCCTCGCCCCAGTTGTTGAGGTGGACAGCAACGGCAATGATCGACGAGCCGGCTACGATGCGTTCTGGTCGGCCGCTTCCGTCGCAGTGGACGTCGAGTTCGTTCGCATCTCGCACCGGCTCGTCGGCGATACGTTGCCCCGCTGGGTGGGTCTGATCCCGCTCCCGAACCTGTTGCTTGGCTCGGGGCGCGTAACGGACGGGACGATCCCCGGCACCATCCATGAGGTCGAGATACAGTATCTCGCCGCGTCTGGTCGCGAAACGCTATCGTCGGGGTGGCTGCAAGTCGCCGTTCCGTCGTTACCGGAGGCGGTCGACATTCAAGTGTCGCAGCTCGGCGAGTACCTGGCCGGCGCGGTAGGCTTTCTGACCGGCAACACGCCCGGGACGGTGCAGGACCAGATCAACGAGCTGCGCGAGCAGTTCGGCGACTTGGCGAACGCGGTAATCACCGGCGACGACACCAGCCGGCGGCGCATCAGCACCTTGTTTGCCCAGAGCGGGGCGGCGACCGCCGGGATTATCCGCAATGAGACGGCGATCGTCGAAGAGGGGCGCGCGCGGGCCGAGGCGATAGACGAGGTGGTCGCCAGCCTGGGCGATATCCTGGCCCAGGGCTTCCTGAAGTTCGAGGCTGAAGTCGATGAGGAAGGCGCCAAGGCCCAGATCACAGCGAAGGTCAAGGCAACCTTCGGCTCCACATTCTCCCAGGCGGCATGGGCGCTGCGAGCCGAGGCGGATGGCGACGGAGGTTCGATTGGTCAGTTCGGGGTGGTCGGTTCCTTTTACGTCTTCCCGGACACCGAGAGCCCCGGACTACCCGCCCTTTCTGCGACATCGGATGGGATTCGCTTCGAGAGTGGCCAATTTCGGCGACTGGAAAGTATTGCGACCGCCGATGGCAGCCCAATCATCGTGATCGACGGCGACACTGGCTTCTTCAGCTTCGGGGTGGCGACATGATCGCGGTCCGAGGCTTCCCCAATGGTGTGGTGGCCTGCTTTGTCGAGGCGCCGGGCGGCGGTAACATTCGGGACTTCGACGCGCCACGCAACCGGCCGGCTAAGGATCCTGTCTCCTGGCCGGAGAACGTCATCTGGCATAGCGATTTCTTCCAGTACGAGCTGGCGATGCCGCTCCAGACCAGGACGATCACTCACGCCACACTGGCGGGCTACTCCCAGATCTACCGGTTGACGCCCACGATCGCCGCCGTCGCCTCGCCTCCTACGGACGGCATCTATTTCACGCGCATCACCCAAACCCGGGCCACCGATATTACGCTGGTGACGCACAACCTGGGCTATGTGCCCCTGTTCTTCGTATCGCTCGGAGGGCGCGTGATCACCAACGGCACGGTGGTGCAGGTGGCAGGCAACGGCCTTACCCGGTGGGTGAGCCCGTTTGCCACGTCGAGCATCATCGGGCTGCGCGAGATTGCGGCATCGCGGACCTCGGCGCTTCCAGCCGTGGATTGTACCTATCAGGCCCTCATCTTCCGCAACACGGAAACGACGCCGGGCCGGACGATCTGCGGCCTCGAGGGGGATAACCTGGTCCTCGGCGGGGGCAGGGTTGATACCTCCCAGCAATACCTGCGGTCGGCGCTGGCCGGCGAAACCGACTTCGACTTCGACCTGGGCGAGACCATCGACATCGCCAACGGTCGGTGCCGCCACGTGTCCGGGGGCGTGACCACGACGGAAGCCGACTATTCCGGCAGCTTCACCGGTTCCGGCTTCATTCCGGTGGGAGTGTAAGATGGGGCGCTTCTACCCGACGCCGGAGGGTCACATCAGGTTCGACGACACCGACGGCCGCCGGGTCTGGTCGAGTGACGGGCGCCCGGTGAACCTGCTGCCTGAGGACTATTGGCAGACACTTCTCGTCACGGTCAGCTTTCCCGACTTCATCAAGGGGAACGCCTATGGCTTCTCCAAGGTGGAGATCGAGGGCGGGTTTCCTGTCGGCGGCACATTCGCCGATGTAGCGGTGATTACGACCATCCTTCCGCAGGAATGGGGACCCGCTATCGGAGGGGCGCGGAACCTTCCCGACCAGGTGCTGGGGACCGTGCCCGGCGAGTGCGACTACATCGACGTGCGGGCCACGCTGAGCCGGACAAAGGCACCCAGCGGCTATACCGACATGACCCAGGCCGGCATCGGCGGCGCCGATGTGCCCAACATGGTGCCGACGCAACAAAGCCTCCTGCGCGGTGGCTCCTGTCTTTGCGAATTGACCGCTATCTGGCGGCGACTGTTCGCGGTGCGGCTGTCGGCGGGCCAGATCATCCTGAGGCGCAAGCAATCGGTCTGGGGCGGTTCCAACGGCGTCACCTGGGCGCCTGGCAACAGCCCCACCTATCAGGGAGGCTGGACCTATGGCGGACCATCCGGCGCCGAGGATGCCCACTTCGCCTACTTCGAGCGCAGCCGGCGGTCCGCCTGGACGCTGCCCGAACCTTGGCGCGGCGGCGCAAACGGCCTCTCGCTCACGGATACCTCCGACTATTCCGCCACCTGGACCGGCTCTTTGTTGATCCGCCCCGGCTTCATCGCATCCTAGGGATATCCTGAATGACCCGCATTCTTTCCGGCACCGCCACTGTCGTGGCTGGTGATCGCACCGTTGCATTCTCCGGCCCTCCCTTGAGCGATGCCAACTGCCCAGTTGACGGCAGCGTCGTTCTGGCCGGCGCCGCCTACTTCATCGCCTCGCGGACCGACACCAGCCACTTCGAGCTGACCCGCGACTATGAGGGCACGGACGGCACGGTTTCGTGCGAGATCGACCCGCTCAACGCCAATGCCATCAACCTGGTGAAGGTGGCGCGGCAGATCACCGAGTACAACGCCAAGCTGGCCCTGGCCGACGCCTACGGCAAAGGGCTCTTTTACGAGTGCATCGGTTTCACCGGTGCCAACGACCCGGGGCCGGGTAAACTCGCCCGCAATGCCGCCGCATGGTCGGACACGACCGAGATCTACATGGACGTGCTCGATGCCGGAGGGCACGAGCAGGGCGCGCTGATCGACCTCGCCAGGGCAGGCACGGCCTACATCGTGCGCGCGATCGACACCGGCGCCTATGCCGCCTTCATCCTCTCTGCGGCGCCGGTAAACATGGGGCCGGACGAATGGCGCAAGATCAGCCTCGAGTATGTCGACGGCGACGGCATCATTGCCGATGGCGAGCTGGTGGCGGTGGAGTGGAACCGCAAGGGTGAGCAGGGCGACAGCTTCGCCGCCGATGCCGAAGTCGACACCTTGGCGGAGCGGGATGCGTTTGAGGACGAGGCGGCAGGCTTCGTCCTCAAGGTCAATGACGTCGGCGACGGTCGGGCCGCCTTCTACACCATGGGGACTGGCGGCGCTGCCGATTGGGGCACCCCCGCGTACCTGACTGGATCGAAGGGCGACCAGGGCGATCCTGGTGACAAGGGCTGGTCGCCCAAGCTCGTCGGGGTGAGCGACGGCGAACGGCGAGTACTCATGCTCGACAGCTATGTCGGCGGCGCCGGCGTCCCCCCGACCGCCAACGTGGGCGAATACCTCAAGGCGGACGGCACGTTCACCGCCGACATTGCCGAGGCCGAGAACTACCGTGGCCCTCCGGGAACGGGGAACGGCACGGTGATCGGTCCGCCGTCATCGGTCGCCGGACACCTGGCGGTCTTCTCGGACGCGACCGGCGAGCTGATCGAGGACAGCGGCAAGACCGTCGCGGACCTGGTTCCTGCCGGATACGACGATCTTCTGATCTCGGTCTCGCTCTTGGCGCTCCAGGTGGCAGACAACAGCAATGCGGCCCTGTTCCTGGGGGCCACTGGCAACCGGGTCGCCGATAGCTTCGACGCCTTGACCTATGTCGATGTGGCTGGGGCAACGGACCTGGACACGTCGGTAGCCGGCGTGCTCAAGCCTTCGCGCGCCGCCGGAACGATCACCTATAACGGAGGAAATCCGCCGGCGGCCACTCCTGTAAATGGCTGGAATGGAGTCACCTTCATTCAGCTGGTTGCGGCGCTAACGAATGGAGCGACATACGCCTCCCTCGGCGCTTTCCTCACGAACTCGGCAACCGTCCAAGTCAAGATCGTCAAGAGAACCAGCGCAGGCAACTTCGATGTCGTGGCGGACACGGGAGCAGTATCGCATCCGGGCGGTGGTTGGGCAGATTTTCCCATCACTCCATTCATCATTCCAGGAACAGGCGCCTACTATGTCGGCACCTATTTCCAGACCGACTCCACCACTGCTTTCGATACTGGGGTCAACAGAATTCGGTACTCAGGCAATCCAACTGGAACCGGAAACAGTGGCGCTGAGGCCTCCGGGTCCTCGCCCGCTGCTCGTGCCACCACATTGGGCGCAATCCAGAACCTCACCGTGAGATCGTCAGCCTTTGTCGCCGCGGTCGCTCCGACCAAGATGACGGCGCTGCTTTGCGTCAAGGAGGTCGACGCTGCCGTCGCCGGCACCGACTACACCCTGGAATGCAGCAGAGATGGCGGCACGACCTGGGCCGCGATGGCCCTCACTGAGCTGTTCACCTCATCTTCGCCAACCGCCAGCGTTCGCGTGGTGGAAGCTGACGAAACCGACGTCTCAGGGCAGCCCTCGGGCACGGCGCCGCGTTGGCGCTTCAAGACCCTGAACACCAAGGCCGTCGAACTGCATGCTGCCTGCCTCTACTGGAGCTGAAGCCATGATCTATCTGCGCGATCCCAATACCATCGTGGTGCCCCGCCTTCCCAACCTCGAGCCGGACCGGTTCTGGATGGCGCTCCGGTTCTTCGGCTACGAGCAGTCGCTGCGGGACTGGGTCAGCGGCTTACAGCCCCTCGATCCAGAAAGTCCCACCTACGCCCAGGACCTTGCTTTCTGGTCGGCTGTCTCCGCCAAGCTCGAATGGGCCAAGTATTTCGAGCGGGATCACCCCATGATCGAGGGCGCGCGCCAAGCGCTCGGCATCACCGAACAGCAGCTCGACGACATGTGGACGTGGGGGTTGAGTTGAAGCAAGCGGCGCACCGCCAGGTAGTGGGGGCTCGGTATTGGGGGTGCGCCGCAGGGCCTTTGGAGGCCAGCCATAACGTGCCGACCGGCGCGATGGTTGCGCGATCAGGCTTGTTCCGTAGCCCTGAGGTGGTGAGCCTTGCCTCGCGCGGTCGGGTGGGCCCGCTCGGGCTTCCCCATGGCGAAGTCCAGGGCGCATAGCTCCTCAAAAGCGGCAGGACTGATTGCCGCGCCTGGCTTTTCGCAAAGCGTCTTGAGTGCGTCGGTGGCGGCTGGGGATAGGGCGGGCGCGGTCATGCGCTCGATATAGCGCCATTCGGAGATTCGGGCCGAGCAAAGAAAGAGCCGCGTTGCGACCACGCGGCTCAAGGGGCATTTGACTAAAGTGGATGTCAGGGCGGCTTGACCAACAACCCGATTTGGTCCCGCCGCCCACAATAACCCCTCGGCCGGTTAAAGGTTCCAGGCGGCGAAGGCCCGTGGGGGCACCGGCCCTCGCCGCCTTTGGAGGAGCCCTTTGGGCAGGGCTTCTTAGGCTAACGCTGGCAGGTTTCGCCTCGCCATTGGGATAAATAACGATCCTGGCCTCGCTGGCGTTGCTTCCGCGTCCGCACGTCACACCTTTGACCTTCGCCAGCCAGCCGCGCGGGCTTCCTCCTCGGAACAAAACCAGCGCTCCCCGTGGGAGGACTGGATGACGGTGTCGTTGTAATATTTCTGGCCGGGCACATGGTAGATGCGCTCGCCTTTGGTGCTGACGTTGCCCTTGATGTTGCATTCGCGCGCCGCAGCCAAGTCGGCGCTGCCAATTGCAGCTCCTACGGCGGCCACGACCCAAAGTAATTTTCGCATTTAGAGCCCTCCCGCCTCCAAGGCAGCATCATTTTGCGGCCCTGGCAACGTTCGGCCGACGTCAGCGGCCTTTTCTTTCCAACATCGATAGGAGGCCGATATGGCCAAAGGTAATCTGCCAGCGGTGCTGGCGGAAACGCTCGCCTATGAGGGCGGATGGTCCGATCATCCGTCCGATCCGGGCGGCGCGACGATGAAGGGCATCACCCTTGCGGTGTTCCGGCGGTATCGACCCGGGGCGAGCAAGGAGCAGCTGCGCGCCATTTCGGCGGACGACGTCGAGCGCATCTACCGCGACGGCTACTGGGGTCCCGTGCGTGGCGACGACCTCCCCGAGGGTGTCGATCTCACCGTCTTCGACTACGGCGTCAATAGCGGCCCGTCTCGGTCGGCAAAGGACCTGCAGCGCGTCGTTGGCGCGACCGTCGACGGCAAGATCGGGCCGGCCACCATTGCGCTTGTGAAAGCATCCGCGCCGCGCGCCGTGATCAAGGCTCATTGCGCACGGCGCCTGGGCTTCGTCCAGTCGCTCGCGATCTGGAACACCTTCGGGAAGGGTTGGGCGCGTCGTATCGCGGGCATCGAGGCCACCTCGCTCTCCTGGGTGTCAACCAAGGCCCAGCTCGAGGCTGATGCCAAGCAGGCCAGGAGCACGGCGGCCGCACAGATCGGCAGCGCCGCTGGCACTGGTGTCGTCGGCACGGTCGATCAGACCAATCATCTCTCCGGCCTCCCGATTGTCCTCGTCGTGGCGGCCTTCGTGATCGTGGCCGGCATCCTCGCAATCCGCATCGTCATCAACAACCAGCGGGCCGGCGCGCTCGCCAACGCGGCCAAGGAGGCCTGATCTATGCACTACCTCTGGGATTTCATCGTTCGCTGGCGCACCTGGCTCGTGAACGTGCTCGCCGGCCTGCTGCTCGTTCTGCCGGACATTCTCACCGCACTGCTCGGCTTCGACTGGAGCCTGATCGTGCCGAAGGCCTACATGCCCTACGTCACGCTGGCGATCATCATCATCAACATCCTGATGCGTCCCCGGCCGGCGGTCCGCGCTGACGACCCCGAGGCGGAAGTCACGCGCCTGCGCAAGCACGGCGTCGACTTCACGGGGGAGTTGTGACGGTGCTGCAGGCGATCATCAACTGGCTCGGAGGAGGCGTGATTCGACAGTTCACGGGCCCGCTGCTCGATGCCTACAAAGCCAAACTCGCGGCGCAGAATGACGAGCAGAGGCTCGCGGCCGAGATGGATATCGCCCGGATCGAGGCGGCGCGTGACATCGCCGTCGCCGAGGCGGGGCGCGCCTGGTCGGCGACCGCGGTCGGCCGCTGGCTCATCGTGGTGCCGTTCGGCATCTGGTGGGCGGCGATCTACCTAGTGCAGCTGATCAATCCGTGGTTCGGGCTTCACCTCGTCGTTATCGCCGTGCCGCCCGACATCATGGAGATGGCCAACATCCTCGTGCCGGCCATCGTCATTGCCGATGCCGGCGCGCTTGTCGGTCGCCGGATCGCTGCTCGATGACCCAGGGTGAAGCCTATCGTCTCCTGCTGACGATGATGCAGGATCTCAAGGACGACGTTGCGGCGGAGCGCGAGGCCTCGCGGCAGAGCAGGGGAGCAATCCGCGACCGGGTCGAGGACGTCGTCGAGCGACTAGGAAAGCTCGAGACGACGATGGCGGTCGCCGGACAGGTAGACGCCCAGGTCCGCGATGAAATTGATGCGCTGCGCGCCAGCATCGAGGAGAACCGGGCGGCCGTTCAGCCGACGGTAGATGAGTGGCGGCGGATCAAGACGATCGGCATTGGGCTTGTCGGTTTGCTCGCCCTGGGTGGGCTCTCGGTTGGTGCTGCGCTCGCCTGGGCGGGCGAAGGGGCCGTGAACGCCGTGCGGGCGTGGCTGAGGATATCGTAGCTAGCTGCTCGGCCGCCTCGGCGGTGGCCGCAGCCGCCGGTTTACGCCGTCCAGCCACACGCAGGTGCAGCGACCGCGTCGGCACATGGCTAAGCTCATGCGCCGTTCTACAACACCTGTCTTCGACGAAGTCGGCGCCCCAACCCGCCCGAGCGCGCCCGTGGCGGAAACTCATATGATATCACTCGATCCTTGGGCCTCGGTTCCGGCCAACCAATGCCTCACGGTTCCTCGGTTCCCTAAAGTGCCAAATAGATTTAACATACTTGTTGCATAGTTGTTAGATACAAGGTATGAGTGATGTATAGAAACATAAGGAGATGATCGATATGACAACGTCCGCGCTCGCTATCTTCACTGGCAAGGCTACGCCCGTCGTTCTGGAGGTTGGGGGCTCCCAGTCATGGGTTTTGGATCAGCGCAAAGCCCGCAGCAATAAGTATGCAGTCCTTTATTTCAACGAGCATGCCCCGTGGTCCACGAAGGGGTATACCGCCCACCGTGCCGCATTTTTCGTTGGGCGCATCTCCGACGTGGTGCAATCCGAAGAAGCCCCGGACCGCTTCACTGTGATGTTCGACCAATACGCCGAGCTCAAAAACGCTGGTGAGTGGGGTGGTTGGCGCAATCCGATCCGATACACGACACTCGAAGATTTGGGCATCGACGAGAGCAAACTCGAGTTCAAGCCTATGCCGGAACCGACTGCCACTCCGTCGCCAGAGGCCCTATCACCGCCGACACCTCAAGGATTGACGATCGCTGCGGCCAAGGCCGGTCTTGCCGCTACCTTCGGCGTCAGCCCAGACGCGATCGAGATCATCATTAAAGGCTGAGAACCGACAGCTCGGGGCCTATCTTCCTTCGACGCTTTTGGTACCGCCGGTCGACGCGACGCCCATCTTATTCCATGGAGGCTGGATCATCTCGATCAGGCCGGCCTCCAGCCCTGCCGAAGAGTGGATAGGGAGACCGTTCCATTCCAGGGGCGGCGGGATTGCGACATAGACCTCGACGACCCTACCGGCGGCAACGTGGTCGGCGATGGTCTGATTGATGCGGATGCTCGTGCTCTGCGTCGCGCCGGGACGCTGGTAGTTGTACATCCGCCGGTGGAAGCTCGACTTCGTAAGCCCGATGTATTTCACTACGCCGTCGACCACGAAGGCATAGACACCGGGATCGTGTGGCGCCGGCGTACTGAGGCCGATGCCGGCGTCCGAGGCGATCCACGTGCCCAGCAGGGTGAATCCGGCATCGACCAGGACATCGATGGCAACGTCCTTTGTGACCTTCGGCGCGGGCTTGGACTTGGGCACGACGACGATGCCGCGCTGCAGGCCGTCCTCGATCCCTGCCGCCACGGCCACGCCGCGGACATGCTGGTACCGGACGCCGAGAAAACGTGCGATGTCGGCCCGCAGATACCCCTCCTGCAGGAGCGCGCGGATCTTGTCTGCGGTCAGGGTTATGCCTTCGACCACGGCAGACATCGGCCTCGCGTTCATCCCGCTCCATCCTCGAACATTTTCACGCCACCTACGAGCTAAATGGCATGAAAATGTCCCCGCCTCTACAAATAAGTCTGAAGATAATCCACTCGTTTCCGCGTCGTTTCGGAGGCTAAAGCGCGTTAGCTTTGCTTTTCATGTCCGGTTAGCCGGACCCTGAAATCAGCACGTCACGCAGAGCCTGCCTTGACCGACGACGCAGATGCCAGTCATCTTGCCTGGAAACGGGGGGCACCGCATGTTCGGTGGCGGCAAGATCCAGCGGGAATACAAGGACGTCATCGCGGCGATCGAGAAGGGCAGCCGCCGTGACCCGCAGCACAACCCGGCGGCCTCGATCGAGAAAGACGGCGCCGCGCTTCTGCGACCAGAGCATCGCATCGTCTGGTCGGATTTCGGGCGGTTCGGCGAGATCATCAATGTCGCGATGCATCATGGGCCATGGTCGTTCGAGGAGACCGATCGGGTCACCTTCGGATTCGACGGCCCGGACTACGGTCGCCACTATCGAGTGTGGTACAACGACATGCCGGCAGGCAGCCTGCAGATCGGTGTCGCGCACTTGATGATGGCCACCGAAGGCCATGGTGCCATGGCCGAGCTGGATTTGGATTTCCCTCAGCTGGTTCCCGAGCCCGAGCTCCGGGACATGCTTCGGACGATGTCGTTCATGTTCATGCGGAAGGACGACGGCGTCGCGATGCGCGCACAGGCGGACCTCGAGGTCCTGCAGATCATGACACGCCATCTCTGGGAGGTGCAGCGTCGCCCGGACCTGGTGCTAGGCATGCACTGGCGCTTCGAGGGCCCCTATGAGCATTATTCGGAATACCTGAAATAGAGGGGACGCGGGATGGCAGTTGAAGAACCCGAAGTCGGGACAGTCTGGACGCTCTGGTCCTGTGTCAGGTCGCTGAATCATGGCTGAAGCGCGTCAGTTACAACATTATGGATCCGTTCACGAAGACCGGCATCGAACCGGTGCTCGACAGCGATCTGGACGAGACATTCTTCGGCACCTTCGACTGGTTGCGCAACGAAGGCTTCGTCCGCTTCCAGCACAACATGCTCGGCGATTGGTGGGTAGAGGACGTGCAGATCACGGCTAAGGCTATGGACGCCATCGACCACGCCCTGCCGACAGACCAGGGCAAGGTCGGGAAACAGTTGAAGAGCATCGCTGCAGGTGCCGGAACTCCCGCCGGCCAAGCTGCGATTTCGGAGACCGTGGGTTTGGTCGTCCGCATCGCGGCACGGGCGTTTCTGGGAGGGGGCGGCGCATGATGCACCTTCCGAGCGACTACTACCGGACGAAAGCCGCGGCCGAACTGGCCGGGCGGGGCTTCTATCCAAAGCAAGGCGTCTTACACGGATTGATGTATCCGATGTGCTTCGCCGCCGGCATGGCTATCGGCACAGAGCTTGTCGGCGTCCCGACATGGGCGACCGTGACGCTGAGCATTGTAGTGCTCGCCGGCGGGTGGTTCTGGGGCGCCAGCGTGGACTACCGCTACAATGCCGTAGTGGCCGAGCGTGCCGGCGAGATGGAGCGGGAGGCCGCCGACGCCAGGCCGGCTAGAGCCGAGGCGTAGGTTTCGACTCGCCGACCTCGATCACGAGCTCCGGATCAAACCCGGGCGCGGACTTTGGATTGCACGCGACCCTCGTGCCACCGATCTCGTAGTCGAACGCGTGCTGTGCGCAGCCCGGAGTTATTGCAGGGCGAGCATCCGCTGCGCACGCCGGCTGACTTGCGGTTGCACACGCTGATCCATAACGGCTTCCCGATCGATTGGGCGACGTGGCATGGCGGCTGCGCCGTCTGGGCCGGGGCGGCGATACTCAGTGCAGTCTCTAGGACTTCTAGGACCAAATCTACATTCGGGGCATGGTTGCGGCCCGTGTAGGGGAAACTACGAATAGGCAGCCCCCAAATGCGGAGCCTACCGTCGAGGAACAATGATTCCAGCGCGCCAGTACATGATGCTCTGCTTTGACTGGACTTCGCCCTCAGGGCTTGAGGTTCTCAAGGAGTTGCGAGCCGCGCAGAAACTGGGATCGACGGTCGAGATTGCGGGGATCAAGTGCCTAGTCGATGCCATCGAGACTGGAGCGTTCCCCAACATCTATCAGGTGCTGCTCTTGCCGGATGGCGATCATGCCGGCGTCTGCGTCGATGGGCCCGATCCCGGGTTGTTTGCCCAAGCCAGGGTTTAGCCCTAGGAGGGGTTGATCATGCCACGACGCCGCATCTCTCTTTCGATCAATGGGAGCCACCGATCATCCAGGAACTTGGGATGGTGCAGGACGCGATGGATGTTTCGCAACTCGTCGTTGGTCATACCTTCGATCTGATTTGCACGCAAAAACAAATCAGTACGAGCCATTAGCTCGCGTAACTCTCTCGGCGAGTCCTCGTCGTCGTCGGGCGGTATTTGTTCGTTCATAGTCAAGTTTCCGAGTCGCGCGATGCTAATTGTTAGCATCATAGCGGACAGCGTAACTTATTGGGGACTCGAAACTTAAAATTGCGAGGCAACAAACAAATTTGGCTAATTGCCTCGCAATGTTTTTGTGCGCTTTCCTGTTAAGCCTTTGTCATTGCACGAGAACAAGGCGCAAAAGGTCCGCGGTGTTTCTCGCCCCAAGCTTTTCCATCACCCGGGAGCGATGCACCTCGACTGTGCGAGAGGATATCCCGAGCGCGCGCCCGGTTTCCTTGTTCGTCAAGCCGTTGATCAGTTGGTCAAGCACCTCCCGCTCTCGCGGGGTCAGCCGGCCGATCGTCCGGGCATATAGGGGCTTCGTGCCCCGCATCCCGTTCACCAGCATCACCCTGCTGCCCAACGATTCAAGGACGCTTTTCACGATCGCTGTTACGTTGAAGGGTTGAGCGAACACATCGTACGCTCCCGCCTTCATCGCCTCGACTGTGAGGCGCGTCGTGTCGCCGTCCTGCAAGATGATCACTGCAGTTCCTGACTTTTCGCTAGCTATCGTGCGTAGGAGCTCGATACCTCCCTCGTTATCGAACCCGGCATTCATGAGCACCACGTCTGGCGCGCGTTGTGCGGTGGCCTCCAGGTACTGGGTTACTGTTTGCGCGCTTTCCACCTGAAAGCCTTCGAGCTTGAACACCGCGCGCAGGTATTCGCGGCTCTTTGGATCATCATCCAGGATATAGACCACCCTCTCGGCGATCTGTGCCCACCTAGTATTGCCTCTTGCCATTCTGTTCCCTCTTTTCTCGACCGAGGTAAGGTTAGGGAATTGGCCCGTTGTAATCTGGCCAACCTCGACCGACTCAACGAGTAAATCATAATCTCTTCTGGCTAAGTAGGAATACAAATAGTCGTAAGAACTAACGCTTATATAGGCATTTTTATGAGCATGCGGTTGCAGTCAACAAAAGTTGTTGCGTGTAGGCGTGATAATAATATTTCTATATTTATTTAGCAGGGGTCGCGGTGCATCGCTTCCGCTGGCATAGCTCGCGCTCAATTTCCTTAAGTGCGGCTTCGTCTTTTGGCGAGCGACGGCCGTACTCTGCCGCCAAAGCGAGCGCTTCGGTGTGATAGTTCCGCCAGGCGTTCAGCTTTTCGGCTGGCAGTCGTGTCAGGGCCGTCTTGCGGTTCATAATTCCACCTCCGCTGTTTTCGCCATCCAAGCGGGTGAGGGCGGGTCGGTCCATTGGGATTTATGCCGATGGCCCGGTACGGCGCCGCAGGGGAGTCAACGTCGTTTGGGCGTCGGTGGTCTCGATTTGATAGTTGTTCTGTGTTTGTTCTTGTCTTATGGCGGACGGAAACAGGGATCTCGCCATGCCCGCCAAGCCCGAGCCCGGCAACAGACTGTCCGCTTATCCATGGCGCGAAATCGTCATCAACTGCCATGTCTGTAATAGGCATGCGCAGGTGGCCAAGGAGCGGCTACTCAAGACCTATGGCGACTTAGCCTTGGCCGACCTTGCCCTTCGGATCGCAGCCGATCGATCCTGCCCCAGGGCTAAGGCCGAAGGGTATTGCGGCGCCCGGATGCTGACCGCGGGTGTTGAGACGTGGGCATGCCTCGAGGAGGCGATGCATGGGGGATGGATCGCCATGCTGCACTGCAATCGGCACATCGAGGCGTTGAAGCGCGGCAGCGCTTGCAGGAAGCCGTTCGAGCTCTACGTGCCGACGCTGGTCGCTCTGCTCGGGTGGGACTTCCCTCTGGCTCGCCTGCCTTACAAGGTGACCTGTCCGGGGTGTGGGTCGAGGTCGTTCTTCATCGAGTGGCATGTCCCCGAGAGGGGCGCGGGAGCACTCGCAGGTCCACGTTAG